TTAAAGACCTTTCGATTTTAAAGTCTCAATATGGTTTACATACATCTGGACTGGATCTACGCCGCTACTGACCATACCCGCGGTTTGATTAATTGCATCCACATGGTCTAATTTATAATCCGAACGGATAACTTTACCTAAGTGCATGCTATAACGCCCAACCAGGCCATCATTCTGCTGACTCTCCTTCGTAAATAGGAGGGATAAGGCAACCATTGAGTGGTGCAGTGGATCGAGGTTATTTGATCCTTCAGTCAGTGGGTTATAGCCTAGAATGCCCCCCCACGAATAATAGTAAACCCCATTATCAAACTCTTTCCCCTCCCCACCCCAAGTTTTAGGCAAACCTTGAGGGTATTTGATATTAAATTTAGCAACATTTTCAGTCGTTAGTGCATCAATCGACTCCATAAAATCTTGTGGGAGGAAAGGCTTACCACTCAGCAGGGAAACAAATACACCAAACGCGGACATAATAGAGTTCACAACCTGTTCAGGAAGGCTATTAGGGGTCAACGCCGAACGAACCAAATCGGCAATTTCCGAGCCATGGTTAACCCCATTAACCGATGTAACTGAAGCTATCAGCTCTGGGTGCGTCGCAGCAACATAACGACATGCCAGAGGCCCCTGACTGTGACCAATAAGGTTGACTTTTTTCGCACCTGTTTTTGCCATAACTTCTTTGACAAATTTAAGTAATTGCTCACCACGGACTTCGTTACTGTTCGTTGCTGAAATAGTGGCAACAAATACATCTGCACCTGCTTTTTTAAGTGGTTCTTCGATACCATAAAAGTAAGGGTAAATCCCTGCGATTTTATCGAAGCCCAATAAGCCATGAACTAATACTACTGGATATTTTAAATTTGAATTAATAGTCATAATAAACACCTTTTAGTTAAACAAAAAAAAAGCCTAGAAATTAATCATCAGCTTTACGGGTAATATCACCGCCATCGATATTTCACGACGGTGCGGGATTGGGGTTTGTGTTTTCTTGCTAGGTTATTTCGCCAGGCAAACGTCCGTAATATAAGCCTGTAAGCCAGCTATCTGGTTTGTTGCGATACCGATTCGCTCTCGAAGGTTGAGATAATCCCGCTGAGCGGAGTCAGTAAGTCGGGGGCTGGCTGCATCATCCATGCCGGAGGAGCTTGATTTTTTGTACGTTCGTTGACATGTTGCGTTGAACTGCAACCGCTTAGTGCCATTATTAATGTCAGTACGAAGACGCTCATTTTCAGATTTGGCATCTGCTAGTTCCTTGGTATATTTGATATCAATGTCGGCTACTGCTTGCCGTTGTTTTTCCATCAATAGGATATTGTCTAGTGCAGCGTTTCGTTCGGCGGTTACTACTTTCATCATGGCTCCTTGTTTTTCGGCCTCATTTGAGAAGCGGTAGCTGTTAAAGGCCAGCAAACAAATTAAGGCCACCAGAGCTGCAATAATTAATATGATAATTTTATTCATTCAGCCCCCAACAGCTCAGTTCGCTCTCTTGTGCTCGGCGCTCTATTTGTCCATAGCAATTATTGGAGCGAATATTGCAATCCTTTCCGCCGTCATATATCCAACGCTTAATTTCAGTGCATGCACCTTTACGATCGCCAGCATTAAGTTTTCGGTAAAACGTGGAAGTGAAACATTGGCTCGGGCCGATGTTATAGGCGCAAAACGAAGCTATGCCGGCAATTTGTGGCTCAGTAAGTGGAACGCGGATATTTTGCTTTACCCAGCTAATGGCTTTGTCAGCTTCAAGCTTATTCACCGCAGCGCACTTCTCCACTGACAACCTCATTCCTTTCACTACCGCTTTGCCATCAACTTGAGTCGCACCACGGCAAATAGTCCAGATTCCTCTTCCATCGGGATAAGCTGAAGGCCAGTTACCTTCTTTTTCATCTAAAAGTTGATCAAGAATTAATGCTGCTGGCGCGGTTGCCATTATCAAAGCCAGAACAGCCGCGCTTAATTTGCTTTTTATCGAGGCCATCACTCACCATCCGGTTTATAGCCATGACGACGGTCCCAAATTTTTACTCCAGCATTCAGTAAAAATGTCAGGGCCATAAAGAATAAAGAGCCAAGAACGCCAATAACCGTCCACTCATCAGGAGTAAATCCAGCAATCAGCTCTTTAACCCAAAAAATAAAACTACCGCCTGAAACTAAGTAGGCAGCATTAGACGCAATATTGCTCATTTTCATGGCCTCCCCTCCTGGGAGGCGGGTTGGGCGAGTAGTTAAGGAATTTAGCCCACCAGTGCAACCACTTATCAGTTAAACGCGTGTGGAGTTAATTGGATGACGGGTAAGCTAAAACGGAAAAAGCCCACCAAAGTGAGCTTAAAAATTAATAGGTAATATTAAATTGCACCTAATAGAAGCTAGGGGCTAAATAGAATAGATGTAGCCTTGAAAATACCCATATTTATACTGACCGTTAGTCGCTATAAATGACAAAACCCCGTCGAGGCGGGGTTTGTTTAACTGGGTAAATGCTGTTAGAGAACCAACTGTTATCAGACTAATGCACTTTTTGCGGCCGCACCAACACTTTTTTCATAAAAATCTGATTTTTGTATTTCAGGGTCCATCTCAAGACGAATACTCATCATCGCCAGACAACCATCAACAAAACCTTCAGCCATTTGCATGCTTATCCTTATTGCTCTTTCATTTTTCTTTTGTTGTCGTGCAATAGCTCGTTTGGATTGATTATATATATAGTGTCGGATGATCAACTCCCACTCATCTGGCCGATGGCGTTTTAAGCGAGAAATACAGCCATCCACCGCTAATCCATCATCATCGCAGCATGAAGGTCTGGATGACGTTGTGTACGGGAGTAAGCCTTTAAATCCTGCCGCAATTGATGAATAATCAATACTTGGGTTATCTTTCGCCCATACTCCCCAGCGCTCAAGAACAAGTTGAATATCACGCATTGGTTTTTGCTGCTCTGACGACAATATTTTCGGCGCGAGTGTCATAACATCCCCTCCTCTCGTAAAATATGCTGTGTGTACATAACGTCCCCAATGTGATGAGGACGAACCTTATAGTTCTCAATTAATCGCTTATACCGCTCAAATTAGTCATGGCATGCTCGGCATCTCCAGAGGTCGCCCTTTGTCTTGTATCCCTGTCTAAACGCAGAGCTGAAAATAGCCCCCTACTTGATTTTAGGATGTAGGAGTTCCCTAACATCGCGCGTGGTCGCTGTCAGTGCATTATTGTTAAATTTGATAAGTGATAGTTGTGCCATCTTGCCCCCTAGGGTGATGACACAACAATTGCTAAGGTTGTCAGTTGTACAGGCTGATAGAGCTATTAACCGTCAAATATCGGGCATTGAAATTGTATATCCTGCTTTTTCCGCCAGCTCGATAAATACCGGTACTGTCGCTACAAATTGCTTATCTCTTAAGTGTTCAACACTGACTATCTCGCCATTTTGACAGCAAACTAAGACCGCACCATCTAGAGGCAAAAGCTCAATCAAGTTTTCTGAAGGAATCATTAGAGTAACATCCTTATATTATTAACCCCCTACAGGGGACCTGATTAAACTCGATTTCACTTTGAATTCAGTTAAGAAAATCTTCACATTAGAAGTCACTCACATAACAATGTGATTAAGAGACATATCGCCGATAGCATGCTGATAGTACGGTCCTTATGGCATTGGGACATCGAGCTGCCAACTGTCCGGCCATTCGATTCGCCAAAAAATATTAACTATGTTATTTTTTATAGTCAATACCATTGTTATTTTTTTAATAGCAGCTTTAATAATATGATTAGATTATGAAGAGAAAATTGTCAGAAGAAGACCTACAGGCCGCAGAAAGACTCAGAGAGATCTGGAACTACAAGCGCGGCATGTTGGGTCTGACCCAAGAGAAAGCAGCGGACATCATGGGCTACAATACCCAAGGTGCAGTTAGCCATTATCTAAATGGGGTAACACCACTGAATACCGATGCTGTGATTAAGTTCGCGTCTCTTTTGATGGTCAGCCCTGAAGAGATAAGGCCAGAGCTAAGCGAACTTTTTAGCTATGTCCGTAAAGGCCCACCACCACCCTCTGAACATGAAGAGCCGGGCTGGAACCATCTCACCAGTCAACACAAAGAATTAATACGATTATTCAATAAGTTGCCTGAAAGCGAGAAAGTAAAGTTGCTACAGCAACTAGAAGTTACAACAGAAAATTACGATAAACTTCTGGAAGAATTGCTAGTGCTAAGACGTAAAAGTTCTAATTCAGCTCAGTAGCTTATCCCTAACATTCTCTTATCAAGCCGGTATCAAAACCGGTTTTTTTTGTCTACAAAGCATTTTTAGTACTATTGATATTGGTTTATATGCAATAACTATAGTATTAATGATCTCATCAATGGCACAACAGCCGCTTGGGTAAGCAAGTTCTGACAATCTGAAAGCAGATAAAAAGGGATATGACTACGGAAAGCTATTGGAATACCATGGTTGGGCGCGTTGTAGAAAAGTACCGGGGTTCAATGGGGTAAAGGCCTTCGTCTTTAACGATGGCCTGAAATTAAATTTTTCTATAAAGCATCGTGAATACTAAATTTGATTAGCATTTAGTACCAAATGGAATCCATTTACTTTGCCGCGCGGTATTACCATTTTTATAATACACAGTTCGGTAGCACGTAATTGATATAAATCCATTCTGGACTTTTGTCCAAGGACCATAAATGGTTTTACCGCCGCCACCAGCATTAAAAGGAACATTTTGTGCGTATGCAGAGCCAGATACAGCGATACCAAAAATCATCCCAGAAATCAACATGGATAGCATTTTATTCTTCATTCAAAAATCATCCTTAATTAATATATCTACTTATAAATCGCTAATAAATCGCTAATAAATAATGGTTAACTTTGTACAAATATTAGTGGTTAACAAAATTGATAAATACGTATAATTTTGTTTTGTGAGGTAACGTAACGGCCATTTTTGTAATATTCGCGACTGCAATATCTCAGAAGTGGCATATTTTTCGATAAAATTTCTCTTTTCCAGGACGTCCAGCCAGTTTTACCAACTTTTCCGCCACTATCAAAAGGAACGTTCTGAGCAAGAACTGGAGCCACTGTTCCCATAATTACACCAGACACTAAAAGTGATAATAAAAATCTTCTCATCCTTGCCTCGTCTTTATCCAATGATAACTATTAAAAATATAAAAATATAAAAATCGTCACGTAATTAAATTGAAACTAAAAGTGTATTTATAAAACTAAGTTTCAACCGTATGTTACCTTTCCTTGAAAAGTTAATCACTACACTCAACATGAAATAATTTCATTTATCGATAGAGTGGTAGCTATTAGCTAATAATTCAGACAATTCCAATCTGTGTACTAAAACTGACTAACTTTCTATACGTCACGTATAGAAAGTTATATTTAAGGCCGGAGTATTCTTATTTTACTCACGAACTGTGGATACACGATTAAGTGAAGTTATGCTCTTAAACTAACCTAGTTCTACAGGCGGTCACTACTATTTCGACGCTATACATCAGGCTCAACACCTGTAGTTTTCTACTCATCTCAGTATACCATAGCGCTATTGCAGCCTTTCAGACACATGAAAAACCAATAATTAGGGAGAAGTTATCATGGATCATAAGTATTATATAAACAATATAGGTTGGGGTGTGTTTTTATGGCAAAGTAACACTTTGCTAGAGAGTAATTTAACTCTAGCTTGGTCTTTATTAATCACAAACACATTACTATGCTATTTTTCAAAGAAACCAATCGAAAGAATAGCTCTTTTATACTAAAAAATAATTTTGGCACAGCAGGATATTTACTAATAATACTGGGAAAAGTGGACTATATGCCATGTATTACATGTTATTGTTTTTATTCCATTTGGATTTTTATATCTATTTTATTTAATTAAAAAAAACCACCAACCAAGTTGTTCCTGTCCCAGCAGCCAGCACTTCTAGTTTAATGAGTAAAGACCTCCAATTTCCCGTATCCACATCGTTATTAATTTCTTTTGCAATATCAATCCCATCAATGACTTTACTTGTAATAAAAACGCTTTACTAAACTTAGCCAAATTGTTCGCCATCTGGCTACGGTCAACAGACGCCAGCGCTTTCGCAATCGCCACTCGGTTTTTTACGCTGAATTTTTTGTTAAGCACGCCCAACAACAAAGCTGAATCCCAACTATTTCAAAAACTTAATACTCCAGCAGTCAGTTAACTGCCTGTTCCATTTCATACTTGTCATCAAAGTGCTGGCCTAATGTCTCATTCCAGATAACACCGGCCACGCCTTTATAAATACGGTCAAAAGCCCCCTGATCCATATTCACGAATGCGATACTCCAGCGCTGCTTCAATGTGCCACCCTCGGGGTTGGGCATCAGGTCATAGAATCCGGCTTTGATCATGACGTGGTTGAAGTAGGCTGCATCAGTCTTTACAGCCTCCCCATCAAACCTTTTCTGACGCTGCCTGATTACCCTGTCTAATACTGCTTGAGCAATAGACTTTGTAACATTCTCATAGAGTTCAGGATCTCCAGCGGCACTACCCACGGCTTTAGCTACCTCGTGGGCTATCCATTCCTCTGGCGCACTAACAAAGGTCCAATCCGGTACCCAATATGAGAAACCCAGCTCCAAAAATTTCCAGAATTTACGGTGATGCTTTAGGTTGCGCCAGTCGCCAATTGGACTCATTGAGATTGGAGTGCCCGCAGGCATCCTCTTCATAGTTTCCTGATCATGATCAGTGGCGTACTTGATGCCACTATCAGGTAACAGCACGCCCAGCACCTCAGTCTTTTTCTTTCTCGGGGACTTAGTTCGCTGCGTTGTTGTCACACGACCCCCATTGAGGACAGCCGCTCGACCTCTCGACGGATCTGGGCTAAAAATGCTTCGCCAGTAGCAAGTAATTGCTCACGGGTGATACAGCTAATGGCTGGACCACGCCATTCCTTATCAAAAATGGCTACAGCCGCGCCAAATTCGGCATTACAGGCTACCTGAGTGCGATCTTCGGGACGGAACCATACAGGTACTTCAGAACCAATTTCTGCCGCGAATGAATGTAATATGATCTGCTTCTTCAGGCCACCACACCTCGGACGTTGCCGCTTTGGTCAAATAGACATATCGACCGCCGCGCTGCCGCATTTCGGAAGTATCCCCGCCCAGTTTTCACGAGATCCGCAGTCTGGCATCTCGTCTTTATGAAGCGGAATACGGTAAGGAATTTGCACAGAAATTGCTTGGACACAAATCGATGAAAATGACGAATGTATACCTGGATTCACGTAAAAATGAGTGGGTTGAGATTTAGGCCGAGTATCAAGATTTCGGACAAATTTCGGACATTTTCGGACGGAGAGGAAAAAAGTCAACAAAATCAGTAAGATAAAAAGAGACCGAATACGATTCCTAAAGGTGAGAATTCTTAATTTTATCTATATAAAACAATAAGATAATCAGAGTTATGACCTTTAGCATGCGTTTAACACCATCTTTAAAAGATCAACATGATCATATAATTATCAGCTATTTCGAAAATTCTCGGGGAAAGTTCGGCCGCTAAAATGAGGAAAACATGACATCGACACTATTTATAGTCAGCCTAATACTGGCCGCCGTAATGATTACCATCCACCCCGCTCTCTGCATTCCTTTTGTTATCGCTGCTTACCTACTGGCAGGTAAAGGAAACATGCACATGGACAGTAACGCGAGTATCATTTTAGGTATTATCGGATTTATTCTGTTATTAGTTCTGTTCGTCATTGTGAATGACGCCCTCAAATAATTATTGATGCTGTAATATGGATTAATAGTTACTTAGTCTGGTCGTCAACTAAGAGCGAACAGCGGACGTTGGCCTTTCATATATGTACGATTTACTCGCTGGCCTGCTCTGACGTATATATCATAGATTCAGGGATTCATTAGTATGATCGGAGATTGCATATGTTGATATATAACGTTTTTGGGCGGCATATTGGCGTTCAACGTAAGAATGAACGATGGCTGGTATTTCGTGCTGACCTGACGGAGAGAAAGTTTTCTCGACTCTATGACATCGCTATACCAGACGATATGACGGAAGGCGAGATTGCCGGCTGGCTGGGTGACATTTTCCATGAAGCCGCAACCGAGCGTCATCCAAATGTGGAACGCATTGAATAAGGATTTGATGGATAGCATTACATTGAGTCCGTTCCTGGCACACAGCAGACAAGCACGTGGCGCTGAAGGTCCGCCGTGAGCGAGGTGCAGACCTACCGACCCTGCATGAAGGGTGCCATAGGATCATGAAGAGAAGAACTACAAGGCATCTTGAGTTCAGTTGACCAGATATCAAATCGGTTAACCATCATATCCGAATGATGCCCCTCTGTAGGTCCAAAAGCTACGTAGTCTGAATGTCCAGCTATATGGCTAGAACGAGGGATTTTATCTTTTCAGCCTTTTCAAAGTGATCCAGCTTCATCTCCATAATCCACCAATGCGCAACCTCCATGAGTAGTTCCGGATCCTCATTTTTATTAGCAAAAAAAGCATAGAAAGATAGACCTACGTTACCGCCCTTGGCCGCGATTTTAGCCTCACACGTCCTGATGATTTTTTCCTTCATTTCTGCACGCACATTCTTTCCCTTTTTGTTCGTTCACTGCCCGTATGAAAAAGCCCACTCCTGGGTGGGCTGGACCAGATTATTTTCGTACAGACAGTGACTTGCGTCATGCAATCAATCTAACATACCAGAGGGGCAGTACTCGCCTTCCCATCCCACTATCTTAGCGTTTGAATCCAGATCTTTTACCGATACGCTATCTCCGGAAAATTCCGAGCCAGTAACGACGATATCGTAATCATGATTTGGCTGAGGAATGAATCTCTCGGAGGTAGACTGTACTGTATTTTGATAGTACCCAGCCTGGGTCCAATAATGAATTACCGTCACCAGTTGCCCCGGCTTGATAGTAAATTCATTTATGAAAATGCCCTTGTTATTAGATGACTCTGGCATTCCGATTTTTTTATTTCCTGTGACAGGAATACCGATAATAGCCAAACCAGCAGTAATCCGGCGTTCTAGAACTTTTTTATAACAACCACTTGCCTGTTTTTCGTAAAATTGAAGAGCTGTATTGCCATCAGATGCAGCACGAATCCGGGCTGCATCTGAACCTTTATAGTCTTCCAACGAAGGCCTAAACCCCGCCGTACATCCACTCAACAACGTTACCATTATTCCCGTAATGGCCAGTTTTCCATACATGAGCATCACCTTGCGTTTTTGTTGATCCCACTTTTATCGACTCAGACGGGGAAAACTTTAAACGAATATTAAGCCAGTCATTTACCACTTCATCCCGTTATAGTGTTCCAACCACTCATATTTAGCATAAAATCAGTTCATCGTACCGACTCTGTACCGCTTTACTGTCAGCGCCAATGTTTATAAGGTCCGCTCCTGGCACAGAGCAGACAAAAAGCAAGGTCATAAGGTTCGCTATGAGCGAGTAGCGGAAGTTCGCTCTTAGGTAACCTAATCCTTATGTCGGAAGTCTTCTAGAAGCGTATGAAACGATTATTTGGGATACTTACATAACCACATCCGCGATGCTCGACTGGTGAGGGAATATGCTCCCACTCCCTGTGCTATGCCTGGGCACAGAACGCGATCCAGTATTACGAAAAACAGGAACTGAGTCAGAATGAAGCGCTGGCATTAATACCAGCGGGTCTGGATAATGAGGATGGACGCGGGCGATACATTGAGCAGATTCATGGAAATGCTGAGTAAATATCTGACTAAAACAAGAGCTTTTAATCATTCCTACATGTGAAATTTTTCACAAATAACTTAATGTAGTAGTAGAACAATGAAAAAACGAGGTAGTGAACACGTGACTATTCCGCTTCGTCGCATTTGAGTTTAAAATCACTAAATTCAGCAAAAACATAGGACTACTTGTTATGAAAATCTCATATTTAAAATCATCACCATCTTTGATTGAAGTTTTGAAAAGTAACTATGAAGCTTTCATAATTCAAAATTATAAATTAAATCATTTTGGTTTGTTTCATGACGAGGAAACTATTTATGCTGTAATAAAGGATTGCGAAGGATGTAATTTAACATTAAATGAAATACAAGAAAATTATAACTATAATTTTAAAACCATAGGTGTTCCAGGACCAATCTTCACGGATGAAATAAAAGATGATTTCATAAGGATAGATCTAAGAAATACCTACGAAAAAGTAAATTTATTTGGACAGCCGTTTAATCCTTCCGATTTCAATAATAATATAAGTATAGCTATACCACCTGAATTCCATCCTTTTCATGTGGACATGAAGTGGTCCAACAACACCTTTACTTTTACCTTTAATAAAAACCTAACTCAAAATGAAACTGATGAAATTATTTTAATATGCGAAAGTTTGGGTTTCTATGGATACAATTATATTATTAAAACAGATCATGAACTACCTGATTACAAACATCAAAAAAATAAAATGAACACACAGGTAAATCTTACACTGGTTGCAGGTCGATACCTTAAAAATAATCAACCTAAAGAAATTTTAGAAAAATATGAAGAAGATCAAGATTTCTGGGTTGAGAAAAGAGTAAATGTATTTTCAGATATAAATTTCACCAGAGATGAATGCCTTAGCGATTCATTTAAAAACAGTCAAAATAGATGTTTTGTAGATGCTAGCGTTTTCCCTCGAAATAATATAAGAGAATATATTTCACTATATGATACTGTGATCATTGCAATTCCATTAATAGATACATCTAATACTAATAATTTTCATGATATTTTTAAAATCAACAGAATTGAACTATTAGAGTTAGTTAGACGTGGACGTATAAAATTCGTCGCATTCCAAAATCTCCAACGCTATGATTCAACATTCTTGGCGGATGTTCTATCTGTTGATCCAGAATGTGTTTTATTTTCCAGAAGATTAGCTGCCGCCTCATTATTAGGAATTCGAGAGAAAACAGGATTTTTTGGATTTTCTTTTGATAGTAACACTCAATATAAAATATTAAAAGAATGTTACAACTCAAAAAGTAATTCACTAAAAATATTAGCAGAATCCTTATCTAAAAATATAGCATTTCTTGAGCATGGAATAAACCAAAGGGGGGCTCTGGGTGTTAGTCAATTTTGTGGGGCGGGTTTTGCGGCACAAATATATAAAGCACGTGGTCGTGATTATGATATTGAGTTAACGTCAAGTGCAATGTCACTTGAGTTTTCAATGGGATTAGGAGCACATCACTTCCCCTTTGAACACGTAGATTATTCTGAGGTAAATGCCTGTAAAATACTTAATGGAATATATAGTGGAGTTAAGCAATCACAAAATGAACTCCGAGAAGTTGAGATAAATACTTTACTGTCAAACATCCTTACAATTAATAACGACATGAATGTTCTTGAGTTAGATGATATTTTAAGTAAATACAACAGGCGCATGATTCCAGGAATATTAAAAGAATATGCCAATCTGACACCAGAAGAATTAAGTTTTAAAATATATTCTTTAAATAAAGATATAAAAGCAATTGAGCAAAGGAAGAAAAATTTATCTGTGTTAGACTTATCTGGCTTAGCCCCAGTCGTTGTAGGGGCTGTTATGGAGTACAAAGGTCTCTCAGGGGCTGGTTATATCGCATTCCTTCCCTGGGTTTTTAAATTATTAAAAGCCACCTGTAATAATTCAGATATATTTAACAATAAAATCCTTAGTGATTTAGAATCACTAACTTTAAATGCTCCAAGAAACACAGTATTGGTTCATAAAATCAGAAAAAACTTATCCAAATAGTATGTATTTAATACATTACTGCATGTATGCGACAAGCCCATACTCGCGTATGGGCCATAGTGATGTATGTTTAGCACAACACCGTTAAATCAACCAGTTCAAAATGAGACTGCTTCACCCGAACTTCTTCCAGTATGGCAGTCACTTATCTCATAAGTTTTCCAATTTCAATATCGCCGATGTCACACAGACCACATCAACTCTGAACAGGAAGGGATGCTGCGGAGGTACATTTCAGGTAATCTGTTCATAGTGATCCACCATACACATGGTGATCTTTAGTTTTGCTTCACATTGAAAACGCAAATAAAAATACGATATTTCGCCCCCCCTAAAAACCTTAATGATATATAAGCTTCTTCATATCAATATCATAAACACTCTTTTGTGCCTCCCCCATCAAACTTAATCAGGTCCACCACTAATTATAATGCCACTGGCCACCAAAACTCTTTGTCGATGTTCACCAGAGCCTGAAACTAAGCCCTGAAAGCGCGCACGCCACAAGACCTGATGTCTTTAGATTCCGACACGATCTGCCAGAATCCAGTGATAATGGGTACACGCAATGATGTAAGCCAAGAACTGGTACCAGTGACATAAATTAACCTTCCTATCGAGAAAAAACCTTACATGAATTGAAGAACGATTTCGATGCAATCTAAATTACGCTCCCCTTTAAAAAATTTGTTCAATTAATCCATGCAATTAAGAAATTTATAGTAATGATCTTTACAGTCAGGGATTGGACTAAAGCCACCCTGGAAGTTTAGATAACCTTAATGTTTATAATTCAGCTACCAACTGCCTGCTCTAATTACCCCCAAGCGAGGTTGCTATTGAGCTGGCAAGCCAAATCATCCATGACCATGACAGAATCACTTTACCCAAAAAAACTAATAAATTTGGGAGTTATTTCAAACTCCCTTTCAATTTACTTATTAAAATACGGATTCACCCTCTCCACCGCCTGCTGTACCAGTTTATTTCTGGTTGCCATTAACCGGTCAATTTTTTCTCTTTTCTGATCCGCTGTTAGTATCCGGTCCCGCCTCATCATTTCAATCTGGGCATTCAGTGCTTTCACTTGCTTTTGCGTAGCTGTTAGCCCCTCTCGCTGCGATAATTTCCCTCTATTTTCCTCTATCAATTCATTAGCATCATCGCCACGTCCCTGCTTACGGAAACTGTTAATAGTACTGTTTATCTGATTAGCTTCAGTCATCATGCGGTAAAAATCTTCTGTGAACTGGGTAGACTTAGCCGGATCTGAACCTCTAAAGAAGGATTTAATCACGGGCAGTTCATCCAACCGCATTGTCGGGGTTTCGCCGTAGTCTTTCAGGTTACGCATCAGAAGATTGGTCGCGCCCATAACATAACCACCTAGGCTGCCGGTATACCCCATAACAATATGATCCAGCATCTTCGGTGACATATTTGTAGCCTCACCCACTTCGCGCATTAGCAGGCTGGTCTGGTCATTGTAGCGAGCCCCTGCCATCAAATTGCTGTCGGCCATGTTCTCAATCGGCCCGCCTTTGAAGAAATCATAGTTAACATAAGCCTCAGCAATCGGCATCGCGACTTGTGGGATAGGGTTGAATGCCATCGTTTCCATAAAGTTATGCGCCACCAGCTTGCCAAATTTAGCCCCGGTATCTTTACCGCCCAGCGCACGAATAAATCGTTCTGGTAAAGTGCCAAACATCAAGCCAATTTCAAACGGTTTCGGGAAACGGATATGTTGACCACCAATCCATGCATGCCAATAGGTGTCTTTATCCCAGTCCTGTAGCTCTTCATAACGCTTATCGTCCCAATTTAGCGCCATCAGTGCCAGAGAGGCCGCCGTAATCATGCCGCCGCGCTTCAACACTTCACGCGGGTTCTCTTTGATACCTCGGCCTAATTTACTCAGCCCCTGCATGCGGGCGTTGAAGAACGGCAGCATATCACTCAGGTTAATCATGATATTGCTGGCACCCATCATGCTGAAGTCCATCAAGTCACGCGACTCAAATGCTGCCTGCGCTTTGCTTTTCCCCGATTTAATTGCAGCTTCATAAGTGGCCAGCCGGTTAGCATTCTCCGCCGCTTCGCTGAGATTTTTATATTTATGCAAACCCTGTTCAATCTTGCCCATCACCTCTTTGCTGTTGCGGGCGATTGAGGACTCAAATTCTTGTATCTGACTATCGTTGTAACCTTTACGCCGTAGAACACTACGAATGGTTTTAGCAGTCGATGCCGGATCATAAACATTCGAATAACCACCACCAAAAGTGGCACCGGCAAACATCATATCCACCAGGCTATCATCAGTGCGTAATGCTTTTTTAAATCCGGCCCATGAAGCGGTAACCGGCTTAAAACCATCTTTGTTAATGGCCCATGAATGAATAGAGTCACGCATAAAGTTACGGATGATAAAATCAGGCATTGATGTGGTGCTGACGGTCAGCACTTTTTTAGCCGTGCGTGCTGCTTTCATAAAGGTGGAGTTACTGCGCTCGAGGTCAATCATAGTAAAGGCGCGATACAGTTCAGGATCATTAACCTGTACCAGTTTTTCCTGCCCATCAACAAACACCTTCACCACATCTTTGCCGATGCGCTCAAAGTCCATCTTGTTCGGTGATTCAATCACCTCCAGCACACCAGTATCAGCAAGGTTCACCACTGACCTGCGCATTGCTTCATTTTTCATCGAAGCATCGACCGATTTCGCCACGTAGTTAAACAGGTTTTCGATAGGATCCTTAATGGTCAAATCGCTGCCTTTTAACTTGCGCACGGTACTGCTCTGGTTAGCAATGCCTTTGCTGGTCCACGGCCCCTTCACCTCACCATTTTCTGCTTCACGGTAATATGGCAAGTACCAGGCATCCTCCCACTGTGCACGGCTTTCTGGATCAATCAATCCCATATCCTGTTGCAGATCCAAAATCGATTTAATAAAGGCATCATACTTTTTCTTCTGACCTTCGAATAAAGTCTCATTACCCCGGTTGAGAGTTTTCATATAAGCAATTTCGTCGGCATTAAAGTTGTTCTCTTTGCCCTCTTTCATCAGCCGTTCAGAGCGATGGCCGGCGATCCATTTAAAGAAGTTTTCCCGATGGTTTCCCAGTCCGTCGAGAATACCCATAAGAGCGTCCTCTTTACCGGTACCGGATTGTCGCTCTACTATCCCTTCGACTTTGTTATAGCGAGGTAAGCCATGTTCTAAAGTGGCAGCAGTAACAGAGCCTGCCCCGGCAGCCATACGCGCGCCAATGTAGGCAGAACTTCGTGCATCATTGATACCAGCCGCATCCTCGGCATACTTCAGCGGAGCCATGCCATCAAAGGTTTTAGTATTGAGTTTACGGCCAGTTTCTTTTAGCCAGGCTTTCAGTTCCGTTTTATCTTTGCTGGTCACTGTACCGTAGAAAGTCTTGGCCTTATCAAACCACCCCTGCTCAACGTTAAAGCCCATTTTGCGGTTGGTTTCAGCATCCATTGATGGGTTAGCAGTGCGGGAGTAAAGTGCCTTATTCTTGCGAATATCGGTTGATGAGAGTATATTTTCAACTGAATCTTGATTTGGTGAACCGCGTTTGAGCAATTGAAGCTCTTGGGCCGTACCAGATTGGGATTCTGAACCCTGATAAGTGTTCTCCTTGGGCAATTGGAGCCCAACAGAACGAAGCTTACCGGGGTTTTGTTTTTCTCGGCGGTATAACGCTAAACCAGCATCCTCCATACCTTGAACTTTCGCCATGCCCCCCACGGTGCCGTACACTGAAGCAACTCGATTAACTTCCAAGCGCCCACGTTTTGCATTCATATGAATAGCAGTAACCACTGGGTTTCCGTTTGCATCATGAGCCTCCAGAAGAGCAACTACTGAGTTATCCTGTGTTGCTGAGCGATATACTGCTAACGGGTCATGCATCAGCTCAGGAAGCTGCTCAATGACCTCAGTCGGTACGTTGTGTTTTATTCCATTGGTCGCTTTACGTACCGTATCACGAGAAATTACCATCTCCACATTGGGAGCGCCAAGCGCACGGAGTACCGGCGGTGTTCTGCCTATTGAAACCGTTATGTCATCGGACCGTAACGAACGCATCACTTTATCAAGCTCAGATCTATATTGTTCGGCTTCCACTGGTAATGGCTTGAGTGGGTCCACATCATCATGTTTCGAATACAGTGCGTCTGACCGAGAGAAAGTATTATCGAACTCCCGCGTCCCCGGCTGTTCGCCATCATACATAGCAGTCTTTTTGAAGCGCCCGGCGACCGTGCGCAGAATATTACGTATTTCCGTTGGGGAAATGTCATTCGCATTCATGATGCCCGTTTTCTTCAATCCATTGATCAGCACAGAAACAAAACGGTCCCACATCGCTCCAAGGCCGGTGAGTTCTGAACGCTCAGCCATGTGAGCCAAAAACTCATTAGCCTGCATTTCGAGAGACTCATTGCGGTATGATTTATCGACTTCCCGCCAAACATCCTGAATTTCTTTATTTTTGCTGTCACGCGTTTGATGTAACACACGCATGATACGATCATATTCCACATCGCCAATGACGGAAGCTAGCCCATGGTGTGCCAATACCTCATGACGTAATTTCGCCCGAAGCTCGCGGTCAGAAGTAATATTATCTGCTATCACAATCACCCGGCTGAGCTCTGGCTGATAGATAGCATGGACAACACCGAACTCTTTCGGGATCCCGCTCGGCATCATGGCTGCTGCTTCAGCTTGCGTTTGGACTACCTTAACTTTGATTTTGGCTGCACCATTCAAATTACGCACCCATACATCAGCAATAACTTGGGCCCGCCCTTGCCGTATTCCCTGAGTGGGCTTGTCGCCAGCGGCCGTGTGACCACTATCTGAAATCACATTGCCTTTGCCAATGTCAGTACCCTTACGCGAATAGAAAGCGATACCTTTATCGGTTGGCTTGGTTTTGAGGGTTTGGAATAGGTGATCAAATGCCTGGCGCACGCCGCCATTTAATTCAGCTTCGGTTGGATAAGCATAGGTTTTAGGATTTGCGTGTTCGTCAGCTTTGCGCAGGTTAACCAGATAATCGTTAGTGATACCTTTACTCTCGGCTTTATCCAGCAGATAGCGTTCAAATGCTCGCGCTGACATTTCCAGTTTAGTTGTCCAATATGCTTTGCTTCGCCCACTGTCCAGTATTGCCGCCCGTTCCCTCATTCCACTATTAGTGACTTTCATGACTGCGCTCTTAAAGGCGTCATATACCTCTTGCCTGACCGGATGAGTAATCTCTTGCCTTTTACCACTGCTAAACTCATAACGAGGTCGTATACGATCGGTAATAAATTCAGATGAACGCTTACCGGACGACTCGCCATGGACATCATAGGTACCAAAATAGTTATCCAGTGCATGGAACCACTCATGTGCAAGTGAGCCTGCGCCATTACCTTTAGTTAGATTGATAACCACTTGCCCAGGCTCATAATGAGCTTTGGCCCCCGCCTTACCTCGCGCGCCAAATGCCAAGCCCAACTCGCCATTCAAGGACAGCGCTTGTGGCGGCACATTCAGTAATTCGGCCATATCAACCAACGAGTCATAAGCATCGTTTAATTCAGTTTGTCGGCGCGCACCCTCAACATAGTTACCAAACTGCACACCTCGGAAGCCAAATGCATCACTAAATTGTTCAGGCGTCACATTGCCATTACGGCGTTCAATTCCTATCCGGGGCTCGTTGGTTAATTTGCGTTGTTCTTCTCGCGATGTTTTGCGTAATTTATCCAGTTTGGCTTCTATTTCAGCGCGATTCTCTGCCAGATAAGCGCGTGCTTCGGTAGGTGTTTTGAAGCCAGCTTTAAGCGGTAACACGCCCATGGCCCCTTTGTAGCCAATAAACACACTCTTGTCTGCCCGTCGGGTATAGATCTCTAACTTAGCCTGTCTAGGCGTTAACTGAGCCTGTTTAAGCGCGTCATCTCCTTTATCACTATTAATCTTGGTCTCAATAAATTCCTTGGCTTTGGGTAATAGCTCCGGCATTGAACCCGCTGAAATATCAGTTTTCATCCCTCCAGGGGTAACCAGCTCATATAGGGTTTTCCCACCGGGATAGCTCTTGCCATCAAAGTAAGTGTAATGGCCGGAACGAATTGAGTATTTTGACGCTTCGGCCATATGCTCAGGCTTAAACTGCGAGATTAAGTCAATAGCATCTGCGGCAGAACGTAAGGAGGACTTACTGCGGAAAATGGTTTTTATATCGTCAACACTCGCATGGCTATTGATAATGGAACCCGCTAAATCACGAACTCCCTTAACCTGTTCTGCCCACTGATTTAGCTTATAAGGGGAGCCCGGTTTAGTTGGGATAAATGAACGCAATGCTGCCAGCAATGCCAATTTCTCAGGTTCAATACCGTTTTCATGCATTTTGGCATAATCAGGATGGGGGAACAGTTTCGACAAAGGCTGCTTTTTAATTTCTTCGATATCATGTTCGGCTTTCAATGATTCAGCTAACTGGCCCCACTTATGCTTTGCTGCTCCCTTGAGTTCTTCACCAAAATCATCAATTTTCGTATCACTTTTTTTGGTTTGATGTGCAGACTCAGGTACAGGTAAGCGAACACCAAACCCCTTTCCTACCGGCTCAATCGTTGCACCCGGCATCTTTCCCCACTTGGAATACTTGGCCACCTTCTCACTGGAAAATGGTTGGCCGCCGTATAGTTTTAATTCACCGACTTGCTGCTCACCAGACGCCACAACGCCCTCATTAGAGGGCGCTGTTTTCGTATTTGCCGTTGTTGGCTCAGGTGGCAATCGCACACCAAAACCATCACCAACCGGTTCAATCACCGCCCCCGGCATCTTGGCCCATTTCGTGAATCTGGCTACTTTTTCATTGGGGAATGGCTTGCCGTGGTGCAATCTCAACTCGCCTTGTGGAGTTCCTGATTCAATATGCCCCTCTTTGGTTGATGCAATACCGCTATCAGTTGATTTTGCAGGTAATCGCACGCCAAAACCGTCGCCTACTGGCTCAATAACAGCACCTGGCATTTTTGCCCACTTAGTGAATCTGGCCACTTTCTCATTAGGGAATGGCTTGCCGTGGTGCAATCTCAACTCGCCAAGAGTTTCACCTTTTGCATAAGCTTCGGTACGTGCATCTATAGGGACAGCACCAGCACGCTGACGCTGATCGGTAATCGCTGTTTCAGACTGCGCTCCCATCGCCTCAGTAAAGCGGCGCACATTTTTACGCTGCCCTCCCTCAAACTGCGGCGCTTTCCCTGACTGAACATCATCAGGATTAACTACAGGTCCATCAGCAAAGATGATGTTTTTATCCGTAATGGCCTGCGGATCCGTTTGCCCATCGTAGGTATGGGTTTCTCTGACTGCACCTTGCTGCTCTGCCTGCTCCCTCGGCAAATACACTTGCCCACGAGTCTGTTCCCCGGCTGTGAATTGTGGCGCGGAACCCGCTTGAGGTTCATCACCTTGAATTGGTCCTGGCATTGGGAAACCTTCACCCGGATGAATATTACCGGGAGCTGGCAGGCGTGGAGTTCGCTGCGCCCGAATCTGATCAGCCTGCTGAAGTATCGACAACTCATCAGGTGTAAAGCCCTGCTCACCCGACGCCATTTGTTGCTGAATCAGATCTTGTGCGGTCGGCTGTGCCTCTGGCTCTGCAAGTGAACGTTGAACATCGCTATCATCAGCAAAGCCTTGCACGCGAGGATCCTGACGTAAGTAAGCTGGGGTATCGCGGAAATCATCAATCTGGGAATTGGGTACCCCGGTTTCATTCGCACTATCAGACTCGGAAAATGGTTGTTCCAGTTGAGACTGATTATCCAAAGGTTGACTGTTAGCATCAGGGGGTACCTGACCTTGTGGTATATCCTCCGAGTTGAACGGTTGATTCACAGGTTCCACTGGTTTTGATGGGCTTTGGCTATCCCACTTACCGGGACGAGAAGCACCCGCAATGGTTCCTCCCATTATTGAGCCGGATGCTGCACCACCAAGTCCCTGATTAAGCACATCATCAGAGAATTTATGGTTAGAGTCTGCTGACTGGATAGCATAGTTCTCAGCCACGCGACTCCCGATAGACTGAGGTAATTCCTCCATGACGCCTTCGGCAACAGCACCTTTTATAAATCTGGGCAAAATACCTTTAGTTATCTGACCTGTGAGGATTTTTGCTATGATTTTATCGCCTTGTCCACCAAATGTTCCGGTCGCAGTACCAGACATTAGAAATGCTTTTGTTGATCCATCTTCCGCCAACGTTTTGCGTGCTTGCTCAATATCCATGCCAGATTGAATTAGTCCCTGGGCAGCCTCCGACTGTAATATTACTTCGTCAGGAAGCGACATTATTGTATCCCTTACTTCGCGAGATGATGCGCCTCCAGCTAATACACCCTCGGTGATCTTACCTGTTATGGATGCAGTCCTTGCAGCAGCGATACCTGCCTCTGTAGCATCTGCTCCTTTGGCAATTTTTGATGCATATGAAATTTTAGCTAAACGCATGGCTGGCGTCATAGTCAGTGCCATTTCGGGTATAGACTGAATGGCACCTCCAGCATAACTACGCCAATCAGACCAAGCTGCGCCTAATGTCCCCTTATCACTATCCCACCAGTCTTTTTGCAATGCTTCCTGCATTTGAGGTGTCATATTGGAAATTGTTTGCTGCTGATCTTGCTTGAGAAACTGCTCTGAATCGCCATTTCCAAATACATGCTTATCTACCGCATCAACACCGGAAACAATCGCACCACCAAGTAGTGGAACTTTGCTAATTGCCTCTCTTGTATTTAATGCTGCATTATCGATCCCACTCCAAATGCTGCGGCCAGTATCAGAAATAGTATCAATAATGCTTGGCTCTGTTGGCGGCAATATGGCTTTCTTCCAATTCTCTGGCGAGAAGAACTCTCGGTCAAAGTCTGACATTTCTCCGGGCTGCTGAATATTTAGCCCTTGCCGATTGTTATTTGTCATTTGATTTTCAGGACGTTGTTGCTGTGGATCGTAAGCCATTTAGCTAACTCCAATTTTTGGGCATAAAAAAAGCCTCATTTTGAGGCTGTTCGATAGCGTTGAAAGCATTGCTACAAGCTTTATTAATTGCTTTAACATCGGCTGTACATTGCCATTTTTATCAATGGAATCAGCGGGCGCAAAATTGCGCTGAGTAAAATGTTTGGTTGGCCTGCAACTGGAATGTCGGGCTTATCCATCCCGAATAGGAAACTGCAAGAAGCTCATGGGTAAAGGTTCCGCCATTACAGCATTCTTTCTTAGCTACCGTAATCTCGGTAGTTTGCTTTTCAAGCTCATTAATAAGATTTTCAGTGCTATCAAGAACAAGCCAATAGGCTGGCCCATCCTTTTTCTCCCCACCACTAGCTTTATGTAGGGCATTAAGATTAAAGCGCCCTTTTAGGTCAGTGGTAATTTCTATCAATAAAAAAGCCGAAGGGCTTTTTAAAGCTCACTTCGGCATCTTTCTGTAATTTAGCGCGGAATTAGAACAATGTGAAGTTAAGGTTTCTTCGTGTCCTTTTCTTTCAAGTTAGCCAATAATGCCAACCCCAGAAAAGATGCGTTCTGAATGGTCTCAGCATCGGTATTGTCACTGCAATGTGTCATTAAATCTAACAATGAAGTAAGGCATCCCAGAGTCTCTTCAGTCGTCATTTTCATTAATACTGTCCTTATAATAGATTAACTATATTAATGACATACCGTTTTTCGTGACTGGCTGAGGCAGGTTAGGATTTGTGTAACTTCGATTACTTAGCAAGCGCTGAAGCTGCGCCAAACCCTTACCAGTAACTAAAGCCGTTACTGATTGTTGTACTCCATGATCAGGGTGATCCCAACTTCCAAGTTTTACATCTAATAACCCAGCAGTGATCTTCTCTTGATAGGGTTCATTTCGACGCGTAAGCCAACCGTTATGCCGCATGAACTCACAAAGACGATTCCGGCCTGTACCTAAAATTTTCGCAGCGTTTGCGAGGCTAATTGCACCATGCGCAGCGACAACCTTGTCATGAAACTCAACTTTAGGCGTGGCAACTTCAACTTGTTGCGCTAGTTGCTGGTTTTTGAAGGTCAATAATTCTTTCTCTTCTTCAACCTTAACTACCATCAATGCAAGTTCTTTCATGGAGGGTAATGCCATCGGTGCAGATTGAAGTTTGCCAGTACGATAGTCTAAGAATGTTTGGTTGACCTGCAACTGAAATGCCGGGCTTATCCATCCCGCATAGGAAACTGCAAGAAGCTCATGGGCAAAAGTGCCTGGAGTTACGCCACCTTTTATAGAATTGATTACTTTATCAGCTAAGTGTGAATTTACACTTAGCTCATTTATTAGCGCTTTCGTGGTAGAACGACGCATCCACTGGCTAGGTGATTTATCTTCCCCCAACCCACTAGCCTTATGCAGAGCATTCAGGTTAAAGCGCCCTTCCAGATCAGTGGTGATTTCTACCCCAGCGATCACAGGGACTGTGCTTGCGGTATTGTTTGCTGCTAAACTCTTCATGTCGATATTCCTTGCTTGGATTTGACAACTAGAGGCCCTGACTGTTAGCGCAGTTAGGGCTTCACTTTTCTTAGGATTTTGCTTATACATCCATCCCCCGATTTTTATTTGTCTCAACGTAACGCTTTAATGCATAAATCATTTCTGTATTCAAACTGCGCTCGTTATCTACCGCCATATGGCTCAGAGCCTTAGATAGATCTATGGGAAGCCTTATAGTCGAGGTTTTCATTTTGACGGACTTATTTTTCATTATTACTCCATTTCCAATGATAGCACGGTAATACCATTGAAATGGTAGTAGCACCGACATACCATGTCAATGAAAATTTCAGAGGTACATTATGGCTAGAAATGACCCACAATTTAATGTTCGTATGCCAGCAGACTTGAAAGAAAAGCTTACTACCCTAGCCGAGGAGAATGGGCGCTCGATTAATGCTGAAATAGTAAAAGCAATAGAGGATGCTATAGATAGACAAAAAGCTGAGAAACTAGCTCGGGAAACTTATACTCAATATACCGCTGATGTAACTATTACTGATCCCAATCGCTTGTTATATACAATTGAACAGACAAAAAAATCCGGTAAACTTAATAAAGAAAATATTGATAATTCCGTTTTAGAAAATATTATTAATGCTCTTGTGAAAAATACAAAAGTATTAGAGGCAGCACTGGAAGAGTTCAAAAATAAAAAGGAATAAAAATGAAATCATATAACAGTGACTCAACTCTAAGTGATTATGACAAGAAATTTTTCACTCGTGAAAATTGGGATATTGTTACAAACCCTTCATTAATGGAAAGATTTATTGCGGTATCTTTTTATTCTTTGGTAGGTGTTGTATTGATGTTCTCAATAGCCCTATTCTTAATAACTATTTTATTTAGAGTAACAAAGAAAAAACACCCATCTTGGTTAAAGATTGGTTTTTCATTTATTTTTACTTGGTTGTGTGTGATTTTATATTTATTATTTAACGGAGTTGCGGCTAGCGATTGGTACTTATTAGCTTTCACAATCTCTTTGATATCTTTGTTTTTATTCTCATTTTTTGATTTAAAAAGAACGAGTTAAAGCCCCATAAGGGGCTTGTTTTAGTTAGCTAAATCCTTCAACCCTAATCCACTACTCCCTTGCTCCCATTGGCTATATGTCATTGGTTGTGGACCAAGATCACTGAGTCCTTTAAAACTTGAACTTGCCTTTTTGCTTATTTCATTATTTACTTCATTTAGCATACTTTCTAAATACTTAGATTTCTCTCCATTCGCTCGACTACTTTCTCGTTGTAAATTAGCTCTAAGATGAATTAACTCACTTTTACCCATATCATTTTTATAAGCACTAATTTGATTTCTCATATCAGATATTTCATCGATACTCATTTCAGAGAACTTCATAGCAGTTAGATCATTTTGGAGGCTACCACGCTCCCTTTTTTGCGGAGGAATTTCAGGTTGAGTAGGTAGTGCTGTATTTTGTAACGGAGTTTTTACCTGCCCCGTCGATATACCTTGTTGGCTGGTTGATTGCTGTTTTCCTGTACTAGAACTGTAATTTTTGTAAGCAAGATCTAGCTGTTCAGGTGTTATAGACGAATCTAGTACCCCAGACTTTTTGGCATTATTGACAAAGGCGGCTTTAGCTTGATCCTCTCCCGTCCACTGCTGCACCATAGGAGTTACTCGGTCTTTAGTGGGTTTGCCATACGATTCATTAATCTGATCTTCTAGTTGGTCATACTGCTTGTTGATTGTGGCCGCGGCTTCTTTATCTGTGGCTTCAGATATTGCTTTAGCCCGTGCCTTACCGATATCTAGCATATCTTTACGTAACCCTTTAGCCTCTTCCTTCAGAGCGCTGTAGTCCGGAGGATTAACCATACTGCCAATGAACTTGGCCCTATCTGGTTGGTTGAGCTGACCAACCATCTGGCTGTAACCTCTGACCTTATTCATAAACTCATCGATAGGGATTTTAGCTACCTGGTTATCATTCACATCAGCGGAACCGAATTGAGTCATAGGTTTGTTGGCGGTTGAACCATCGCTATAAGTGACTTTCAGACCGGGAATAACAAACTTGCCATCTTCACTGATACCAATATGAGCCAACTCTTTGCTCTTAATCTTCTTCCCTGACTCTGGATCGACTTCATCAATATTGCGTTCAATATAGGGGGCCAGCACAGTATTCATCGTTTTTAATACTTTCGGGTCGTTATAGTTCATTTCCCCGGAAAGCACCTTCGGCATAATCTGGTTAATCTCCATCACATTATCAATTGCTCCCTGACCAAAGAAACGCGAAGGGTGAAGCGGGTTATCCTTTGAAATTTGCCCATACAATTGAGGGTCAACCTGACCGGTGGTTTCAATTTGCTTATACAGCGCCTGAACAACTGGCATTTCTTCTTGCATGCGCTGCTGCCGCTCAGCTTGAGAACGTTGGAAATTAAACTCGTTCTTGCGCATATTGAGTTCCTGCGCCCGCATACCCAAGCTGGCATTTGCCGTGCGCTGACTAGCCTGCGCCAAGCCATAGTTCTTATTCCACTGCTCATCACCCACGCTATCACGCTGTGATTTATATTGATGATCACGATTGTCAGTTTCTTTGCGCCAGTTAACCTGATCCTGCGCCAGACCATAGTTACGGTCAGAGTCCTTAACCTGTTGTTGTTGTGCCGCATCCCGCAAACCCAGTTCACGGTCACGACTGATAGCCTGATCCGCAGTATTGAAGCCTGCCAAGAAGCCGTCTGCTAAACCTTGTACGCCCATAATAATGATCCTTTAGAAGAAACTACTTGCCAGCAAACCTACTGCGGCACCAATACCCGCACCAATCGGCCCACCCGCAGCACCATAGGTGGCACCAACCGCCATGCCAGTACCGGCCCCCACGCCAATCATGCTCATTTGGCTCTGTTTCTGTTGGGATTTGAGTTGCTCATTTGCAGATTCGCGCTGTATCTCACGGTTAGAAGCATCACCTAGCCCTTGCATGGCCTGCTGCCGAGTATCCCGTGCAACATCAATCAGTCCGTATCCCATTAGTTACTCCCCCCGCCAATACTCATTTGCTCACGTAGGCTTGCACTGCCACCGGTTAAAATATTCATCTGCCGATCTTGCTCAGCCTCCCGGATACCATTCTTCGCCCCGGCAGTGGCCAGTGCCGAGCGCAAACCTAAACTGTTATCGTTCGGGTTGGCCGTTTGAGTTGTGCCATAACGCGCCAACTGATTTTGAGTACCCAACTGAGCAGAACGCAGACTGTTGGCAGAACTATCACTGACGCGGGTTAATTGCTGATTCATCAGTTCGCCGCTGGTAGCCAAACCCATCAGCTCTTTTTGCTTTGGATAAAAACGAGTGAGCCAATCGTTATACTGATCACGAATAAGATTGGCATAGGTATCAGATGCTTGTCCCATAACTACCTCCTATCATTAGCTGCCGCCAAAGATGCCAGTGGATTTACTACTCACGTCTTTGAGACCATAAGTCGATTTGCTGCTGACATCCTTGACCCCATAATTACGAGCGGCCATACCACCAGCAGCACCAACTAATTGCCCTACTGCCTGTCGGTCGCTAAGTGACTTCTGTGCATCGCTGGTCGCTTTACTTAAACTCTGGCTGGCAATGTTGCTATAACCAGACAGTGCATCAGCTTTTTGCCCTGAACCCATAGCGACAACATCCTGTAAGCCGGCGACATATTTATCCTGTTGTGAGGTTTGCGCTCGGTTAGTAGTGTCGATTTGCCCTGCCACCTGATCACTTTGCAACGTTTGTAGTGTTCCTTGGAATTTACCGCTACTCGGATCAACACCACCCGCAGACAGTTCAGTAGCCGCCTGTTGGCGTGCCTTACCAAACTCCTGTTGATAACCTAAGTTCACGGTCCCAGCAGCATCGTCGTATTTCGCCTCGTTATTCATACTGTCTACTTTGCTAATAAACAGATTTTCCATTGGCTTAAGTTCGTTCTGGTACAGCGTCCATTGTTTACCCGCAATTTCAGCCGCTGCCAGTTCCTGAGAGGTTTCTTTAACCTCGGTGCTACCGCCACCTTTGCCCATGAGTTACCACCACCTTATTGCTTGAATCAAACTTGATAATCCGAACAAGAAGAAAACTGTCCATATAAGCAGAAATCTCCAATCAGTTATTTTTTCGCCCATAATTCGCAACTCCCGAATCAGTTTGCTAATATCACTCACATCTTCTCCCTTGCCTTTTTCAAGGTGCAGAAAGTAGAAAGCCCCGACTGCTGCTAACAGTTCGGGGCTTTCGCTTATCTACTCGTGTATATTAAATCGGTATTTTGAATTTCATCAATCCACCTTCATCAGCCAAACGCTCAAAACCGAGGCGCCGCGCAATTCGGATGAAACCTTTACGTGCCGTATAAAACTCAGCCCAACGTCCGCCAATCATGCGGGTGAGGCTCTGAACTTCCGGTGTGTACTTAACCAAACCTTGCTGCCCGCTACTGATACCCAGCCAAACCACAACATAGGGGATACCTTCTTTCATTCTGGGACGCAGAACTATCAAGGCATCTTCCGCTGAAAAGCAAAACGCCTGCTTTTTACGGCAGGCGTCTTGGACATGAATAAGCAAATCAGGATCACCAGCATCGCTAGCGATTTGCGCCAGTTTAGAATTTAAAATAGTTTGCAGCATCCAGCACCATGATAGGGATACTTGAGACGTAGTAAGTGAATGGACCATGAGATGCTGGCTGATTCTGAGCCCAACCCCACGAGGGACCAATCTGAGTACCGTTACTGTTAACCCAGACATAAACCTGCCAGGGATAACTGTACATCGCACCAATATTACACGGTGCATACATTGGCCGAGAGATACCCTCAACACTGCGCATTGAACCTAACCCTGCGCCTGTTAGAGCGACCAATTTAGGACGCGCAAGAATATCGTAGCCAGAGTTATAAACGACTGAACCGTTTTGCTTTGAATAGATTTCTAACCCATATTTACTTCTATTCAACGCACCATTACCAAAAATACAAACCTTGGCTCTGATTGTCGCTCCACCACCGCCATTGGCGTAAAACACACGATAGCGGCGATCATCGGGTGAGGGTGAAATACAGATAGTTTTACTGGTATCTTCCGTGTAGAAATAGCACATCACCTGATCGGCGGCGAATGCCGGATTAATATGACTGGGGAGCCAACCGTCATAGATATCTATCTCGCCTTTAAATATCAAGCAAGTGAATTGGCTAATATTGCTAATACCCGTGAAGTTATTAACACCCATAAATTGGATACCATAACCACTGAGTGTCCCTGAGCTAGGCCAAATATAAGCGCCATAATATGAAGCTGGGATCGCACTTTGCAGACTGTGCGGCGTGACACGTAGAATGCGATTGGCATCTAAATAAGGCTGAAGATAGGCAAATCCGCCGGGAACCCATTGACTGCCACTGATATTATAATCAATCCAGGCATAGGAGGACATCCAAAGGAAATAGTCATAACCAGCGGGTACTGCAATTCCGGTATACCACTCCCCGAATGAAAGCCCCTTACTGCCCATACCAGCAATTTTAGTTACTGTGGTTTTGTTATCCATCACCACCGATGTGCCATCCGGCCGGAACACTTCTAAACCGTAGCGCGACACTGCCACACACCGTTAAAATTAAAGTCAGGGGGAGGATTCTTACCGACTGACATACACGCAGTTAAACTAATCAAGCTTGCCAAAACGAACCATAATCGCACCATTTTCATCATAAACCTCTATTCTCTCGTTAGTGATAACTAAACCGACACTGCCAGTACCTTGCCTGATTGTGATCCGGCCCGTATTTGAAACACTGAATAGGTCGCCAATCTTCAGATTACCGGCGGCATCAACTGTGAACTTACCGTTATTTATCGTGGCACTATTAAGCGTGGGTGTTGAAATGCTGATCCCCGCTTTAACTTCATCAGCGATAATCGTTTGAGCGTTCAAAATCTTAATAGTGGCTTCACGAATGGCAGCCTCATCAATGACCACTCGCCCGCCGGAAATAGAAAACGGAATCGCATAGGAACCGGTATCGGTTGGATTATTCGGATCAAAGACAAAAAACTGACTGGCCGATATGGCGACCTGAGCAATGGGTTTACCGTCAGCATCCCTGCCCGCGACAATCCCGATCCCTGCGGTGATGCCGCTGGCATCAACTTTGGTGCTCCACATTTTCTGAAATGCCTGGCCGCCATTCTGGTCAAGATCATTGACGCTATTGGTCAGCTCACCGATTAATGGAGATTCATTAATCTCCTTATTTATCAGGTCAATTATTTCGTCAATATCAGCAGCGGTTTTTGCCGGTGTTCCCTCACTGGCGTTAAATGGCCCGGCCACTCCCGCTGAGTTGATAAAGCGGATCCAGTAATAACCCTGCCATCCCGGATCAACAGGGTCGCCATAGACCGCCGCTGCTGAGCTGGCAACCATCACGGCATTAGCCAAGTTATCTTCAGTGCTACGGTAGATTTCTGTCAGTGAATGCCCGCGATAATTTGGCATATCCCATTCAAGGAGTACCGCACCGAATCCCCCATTGGCTTTGAAGTTTCGCGGTTGAGTCGGAAACGCGGGGGCTGGCCCCGTATTATCATTTGGGCTAGGTTTGAGCTGTAATTTACCGCCAGCACCAGTCCGTAACTTTGCTAAATCCAGATCAGCCAAATCGGCGTAGGTCACTGCACGATTGCGACCGTCCCCCCGCTGACCGGTCAACACCTCAATATTTTCAGAGAGAGCAGCCGCATCACGACCTGCGCGAAAACCTTTGGTCATGCTGGCATCTCCGACATTGATGTACTCAGAGTGATACGGTCAACTTGCGCGTAGCCCCAGACCTCAATGATCCATTTACGGCCAGTGATTGGAGGCAATTTCAGGAGCCCATCAATTAAGGTTCCCGGTGGCAAAGACAAGACCGGTGAGCCATCAACAATCAAATTGACGCCCACGCGTATTGCACTCTCGCTCATAATCCGCAGACATGAAAACGATGTACCCGGTGGGGCAAGAAACGGCTTGCTACGCCACGTAATAGGTAAGGGTGTGGTACTAACTTGCGAGATATATAGTTTGTCGCCTTTAATGGTGTAGAGCGTATCAGACTCCAGATCATTAAATGCTGTATCAAAAACGGTTGTCAGATGACGGATATCCATCGCTTGTGGATCGAAAATGAATCCGGCGCTGGTTCCTTTCGCCGTCTGGTAAATCGCCAGATACTCACCTTCTACTTGCCATGCTTTGATGCTTTCCGGGTTGAAGTTTTTACGCCACTGGCGCGGCTCGATAATCTGCTCAGTGGCGACTAATGCATTGCCAGCACCATCAACCGATACCAATCCATTGGGTGATGCGTATAACGCAAAGCTGTCCATACTCACCATGCTGCGGCGGCTGACACAGGCTTGCATCACGGGTAACTTGGCGTTCGTGATATTGGACGGAGTAATCCCACTAAACAGATAGGGCCGCCCTTTTGTACCGACCACCAGACCAGCACCAATAGGGGCAATAGCCACAATGTCGTGCTCTGTGCTTAGCTTGTAACTTTCAGGCCACGCATAGGGGAGAAATGCCTCCGAGAACATTACCTGGTTACCAGCAAAACCTGCGGCTATACCGTTAGCCATTAGACACAGACCAATCATTTCATCTGGCGGCATCAGGAAGTTTTCAGTTTCTAGCACCGGTCCGAGTTCTTTATCAAGCGAAGTGTCCTGATACACAAGCACACCAACATCCAACTCGACCAACAGCAGATAATCAGCAACCCCACCGCCAGATGCAGAGCGATAAATACGACGACGGGTGATATTAGAGTTCTGGCTGCCCGGTGGTTGCAGGGCGAGATCTACGGTGCTGCCGGGGTAAACTATTGTCACTTCCTGCGATACCGGCCCCGGCGGTCCTTCCTCCCCATACCCAGTGACATAGGTTTCAACATAGAAACGCGTATCGTCATCGGTTGGATCATCTTCACCATGATCAGCCGGCGGGGTAATTGCCGTGACTTCAATAGCATTACTTGGTGCAGGAATACCCAATCGAAAACTGACCGCTGGAAAATTACCGTTACCCTGAGTCGCTATTTCATTACTGGTGACCTTCGGGTACTTCCCATCAGTGAAATACACTCGTTCATATTTATCCTGAGCTACAGGACTGCGAATAGCGTCAACAATATCGGACCATGCAAACCAGTAGTCATCGCGGTACCGAAAAATAGTTGTTGGTTTCAGGCTAAAGGTTTTCACACCATCCACATCAGCCATGATCGGTGTAATAACTCCGTGACGAAAATGACAATTTTTAGCTACAGTGGCCGCTTGCTCAGGCAATAGATGTGGAACCGCCCGAGGCATTTCGCCGCGCATGGTGGTGATATCGATAGCTGACATAGAGAGGGGTTTCCAACAGGCATAAAAAAAGCCCCACTAAAAAGTGAGGCTTGGCATCTTTGGGTAATTTAGCGCGTTAATTCGCTTATATCAACAGTGGTTAAATTGTTCTGCTCTGGTGACACTGGCCACTCTATATCTGGCGCAAGGAAAACATCGATGTTTTTCACTTTTACGCGATACTGTTTCCACGCTTTTAAGTCTGCGTGGAGCTTTTCCGGTACATCATCGTCATTGTCCTCCAGCCCCTCAATTTCATCTGACAATGCGCCAATCATATCTGTTGCGTAAGACATTAAGGCTACTTTTTCGGCGCTGGCAATAGCAACCTGCGCCTGCTTAATACTCTCGATATCTTCAGCCGATGGTCCGCCAGTTTCAACCCAAGTGCCATTTGTAAGCTCACCTGTTTCTGGGTTTGCTTCAGCGCTTTGGTATTGGGCTGCGTAATACCCATTCTCTAAATAGTCAGTGGTCCAATGTTCGGGCATAGGCAAACCCTGACCTGTAATATGGTCTTCCACATAAAAACCCTGCTTATCTAATATATTGATTTTCATCATCCTTCCCTATTTCAAGGCAAACATTACTACAAAGTTTAGCTCGCCGTATCCTGCCGTTTGATGTAATTGGATTGATCCATCTGTACTGAATACTACCCGCGCAGGATATGTTGGGCCGGTTCCCGCCGGGAAAGTCGCAAACGGCACAATCTGAACAATAGACGTCGGGCGATAACCTACTGGTAGCGTAGCTATGGTAGTGCCATTCGTTATTGTCGTATTAGACAAGGACACTACAGCTTGAACCATGCCGAGAACTTTTCTATACCTAGCAACCGACCCCGTCCATCCACTCCCCAATGTCATATTGATCCACGGCGTATTATCAATTTTTGTAGATGTGAAAGCGTCGGCTTCTAAAGTTGTAATACGCGTTGTCAACAAAGTTATTTGGGTTGCCACGTCGCCCAAACCAAGGTTTAAGAGAACGTCTTCCACAGTCTTACCCCCAGTCCCGCCGCCAGTAATGGGGATAGGATTGGCCGAGTTCCAATCTTGATTGAAAGTAAACACTCTTGAGCCTGCCGCACCAACACACAACAGCTTGTAAACTTTAAAGTTAGCTGCTGCGCCAGTGTCTGGTGTTATCTCTAACCCCATGCGAGGCCCAGCGGCGATATTAGAAATATAAATCACTCTGATACTTACGCGAGTGCCTGCATTATATGTCACTCCAGCCGGTGGATTTACCCATGTGTTGTAATTTGTGACGTAATTAGCCCCAGACGCGAATGCGAAATTCTGCCAATCGAAATTAGCAATATCAGACTGATTTGGTAGCCCAATTCCGAGCCGATCCATGGTAAGAGACGTATACTGCTCAGCCCACGCGGAGAATGACCACACTCCCCCAGATAAAGTCCCAACCCTCACAAAGTGTCTATTCGTATTACCAACTGTCATCACAGTCGCATGGAATATCTGCACAAGACTGGTACCACCTTGGCGAACATAAACTTCCATGACTCCAAGAGCCTGCAAGGGTAAGTTGAGGGCAGCAGCGGTTGGGTGATAAATACCTGACGTTATTGCCAGATTTAAATCCGTAGATAAAAATGTGGTTTGTATTGTGAGTTTATTGGCAAGAGCTGAATCAAACACTGTCTGACTAACTTTCTCATTAATCCGTTCTTCAAGCACAGACACATCAATACTTTCTGCTGATACCTTAGCCCTTGCAGCAAACTCTTCAGCTTCATCCCGGAAACCCACAGCAGCGTTTGCTGAATTTTCCGCTACCGAGGCGGCGGCCACAGCAGCTTGCTTACTCTGAGCGGCGGCGTTCTTACTGCTCTCGCTTTCAGTGGCGGATTGTGCGGCACTGTTCGAGCTACCAGCAGCAGATAACGCTAATTGCCCCACTTCAGTATGAAGCCGGTTAACTTCATCTGCCTGCGTATCAACCGCTGATTGTGCGGTTTCGGCATCTTCACGAGCGGCTTCAGCTCGATCTGCATCCGTTTTAACTGCTAGTTTAATTTTAGTGGCTGTCTGTTCAGCAGCTAGTGTTGATGCTTCATTGGCTGCTGACTGAGCATAATTTTTATATTGCAATGCATTTGCTTCAGACAAAGCAGCAGCATTGGCATTTGCGATAACAATTCTCTCACTTTCAAGCACATGTGCCGCAGACTCAGCGGCTGCGGTAGCACTATCCACAGCAGTATCTCGATACCCTTTCGCTAATGCTAATGCATCAGAGAGATCACTGGCATACTGCCTAGCTTCATCACGGGAATGACCGGCACTAATAGCTGAGTTACTAGTGCTGTTTTCTAAAACCTTAATGGTTGCCAGATCATTGGCTACCTGCTGTTGGATTTGTCGGAAGTACAGGATCACATCAGGTGTTAGCTCTGACTCCATGATCTGCTGCTTCAGCAACTGATTAAGGGTGCTGGGGCCAGTAGTGTCATCTAGCGTAACCGCGCCATAGACAAAACTACGGCCATTGGCCGCCACCGTAATAGAGTAGCTACCCTCTTCCAACTGAATGCGATATGCACCTGTGTTGTCTGTTCTTACCGTAACTGAAAAGGTATTTAGGACAGTCAGACTATTTGCTACCGCAGTAAGGGTGATTTGTGCATTGACCACCGGCTCACCCACCGGGTTAATCATAATACCGGAAACTGTTACGCTCACTGTCTACCTCCCTGATACTGCGCCTCTTTCAATTGCTGGGCGAAACTCTCTGAGTTCTGTTTAACCCCCAACTGGTCGCTGAATGCCTGGTAATGCTGCATCGCTAAATTGAGATTGGCCCCTGCATCGCCATCCTTACTAAATGAACGAAACAACATCCAATCTACCAACGGATTCACATAGAGCTCATCAATCGGTACCGGCGTTTTATCTGCCAGATCATTGATAGCAACGGCCACAGGAACTCTGGCAACCACCGCCTCAATACCAATAGGCTGCACAGCCCCCGGAAACAGGTAATACACTTTGGGTGTCAATTCGTTATAGGTGTAACGCTCGACTGAGCCAGTCATCTGATGCCAGTCAGGGTATTGGCTATCCAGTACATCGCGCGGTACCGGCCTTAATGCCCTGCCATCTACTAAACGAATCATCTCAATTAAGCGAATAGCACCATCAGGCAGCATCTGTTTAGTCCCAACTTCAGTGGTAATCACTTCAGTAGTGGCTCCCGCATCTGGCCGCGCCAGAATGACTGCCCGGACAGCATCATTGTAATAATCACATAGCTCCGCCAACGGCCAGCGTAGCCATGCAGTATCTTTGAGCTGGGTGTTAACCCGCCCAATAATCTCGGCAATGGTTATCATTAGAAGAACTCGTGTTTACGAACGGGGTTATTGAAGGCGGTGATCGGGGAGTTATCCAGCGCCTCACGAAATGCCCGACGATAACCATCGACAAAACGCACCCCGAAGTATTGTGAGCGCTGCGGATCCGTCCACGGTTTGCCAGGCATGATAAATAAATCTTCAAGTGCGCCAATAGCGATCACGTCTGCATAGTCGTCTACCAGTACATCCGGCACTTCAGTCACATCACGCTTTGGTTCAATGGCAAAATCCACAGTCACTTTGGTAAACGGCTGATTGAAGATGATTTGATTGGCAGACTTTACAGTAAATTCAATGCCTGCCGTCAACATGACACCCGGTGCACTGGCATTACTCACCTGATTAGTGAGGTCTAATACCCGTAGACGTTTGACGCATTTCACCAGGTCACTGTCCGTCAGGATATAAGTCGTACCCGGAGCAACATCATTAAAAGTGACAGCGTCACGGCAGAGCAATGACTCACGGCAAAAGGTGATCGCTGCTTCTAATGCGGCCTGTTTCATCATGATATCTAGCGGGCCGCTGATATGCTTTCGTATGGTTGGTAGAAATGCGTCAAGTGTTGCCATCGTTATTCGGCCTCAGTGCTAGCGGCGTTCTTGGCCTGAATTGCTTCACGAACACGAGCGCGGAAATTATCAACCTTTTCCTGGGCACCCTGCTTGATATCCAGATCTTCAGATTCGACTAACGTTGCCAGTTGAACAGAAGTCAGTTTGGCAATATCAACATCATCACCACCGATCTTCAGGACAAAACTATTTTTTGCAGCCTCAAGTTTGGCTTGTTCTATAAGTTGCGCAGCCAGCTCTGCATGTTCTTGCTCTGAGGCTTGTTGCAAATTGAGCGTACTTTCTAATTCATCGTATCGAATAAATACAGTTGGGAAATCCAACAACTGATGGGCAATGGCACTTTCAACATCGACCGGTTTATGGCGCGGGAATACCAAGCGGCTACCGGTAATGGTGTCACGTTTTTTTTCTTTTAGGCCGATATAGACCACTGCGATTTTATTAGGCATAGGAAACTCCAGATAGCAGATAGCAAAAAGCCCACCGAAGCGGGCTTAGAGGGGAATAATATGGAATTAGTAACCGACAGCTACGTACAAGATGTTAACGACCAAACGGCCATTTGCCGCACCACCGGCAATTACCGCAGTCACTTTCTCGCCTGCTGCTTGCGTGCTGTAAGGGACAATTGGCACATTCTTTGCGACAGCAGCGGTATGGCTAGCAGCGGCCACTAATGAGGTGGTTCCGCTCTTAACCTCTACGGTTACACCTGCACCCAGCGCTTCACTGACCACACTCACACCATAAATTCGCATACCAATAGGCAATTCCAGAAACTCAATCACATCACCGACAGCAGCATCTTTCAAAATAATCTGCCCTTCAGCCAGCGACAGATTTCCTTGCGGGCCTTGATATACCGCATCGCCAATAGAAGGCGCTTTAATAATTGTCATAACATTTTTCTCCAGACAAAAAGAAAGCAGGCCGAAGCCTGCCAGTTACATTACTGGGGATTACTTGCCCAGAGTGACCGCTGAGTCCACTACCATGACGCCGTGGTCATTGACTCGGCCATCTTTCTGTTTGAAGCGGATCTTCTTCAAACCGTTAATCCAGCGGATAGAGACTTCAGTACCGTTGCCATGGTCCACTTTCTCTTCGTTGTAGCCGAAGAAACCGCCGCCATCGCCAGTACCGTAAGCATTAGCCAGTGCCTGCCCGCCCAACAGCATAGCGCGGTCAATAGTGGTACTGGTGGTGATGATCTTGGTTGATGCCGCCAAGTCATTATTGGATACCAGCACTTTAGAACCCGCGTTGAAGCGAACGGGGGTACCGCCATATTTACGCACCAACACATTGCGCCACATGGCACATTCGCCTTTGAACAGTGGGTGATCGAAGCCCTTAGAGCGCTGCACTGCTCGGGTCATCATTGCTTGCCAGTCTTTACCAGACGTGGAGGTATACCAGTCATTCCACTGGCGCGGTGTCACGTACAGAACAAAGTACGGATCCTCATTAGCCAACTCATCTTTAGACATACGGATAGGCTGTAATGGATGAGCCATTTCATCAAGGAACAATGCAATGTTATCGACAGTGGCCAGCGTGAACAGGTCCGCTGCATCCAATGTTTCCATTGAAGTTGCATCACCAGAATAGAAATGGCGGTCATAGGTTGGCGGCAACACATCGTTAATCATGATCTTGCCAAACTCACCGTGGTCAGCCAGAGGCACAATGGTGTCATCTGCCATGTAATCACCACGCGCCCCCGCCAGATGGAAGGTTGCAGACTGGTCCTGCACATCATTGAAGTAAGTCCCCAGCAGAGTGCGGGCGGTCTTATTCAGGTTGTGTTTGAAACGCTGCTCAGACATCTTCCCACCAGCATCAACCAGATGGCGACCTTGGTTAATCTTCAGTGCGAAATCCGCAAATGCCAGATTTTCACCGCGACCAGCCAATTTCTCATCGCCCATAGTTGGACGCTTAGACAGTTTGTGCACGATCTGCATATCTACTTCATCACCCTTCTGCTTTTGCAGATCAGTGATACGAACAACCGGTGCATTGTGGCTGGTCTGGGTAGTACCTTTCTTATCAGGATTGACCGACTTCGGCGCTTCCTGCTGTTCGGTTAACACGTTAACAAATGAGCGGTTACGGTTTGCAGCCGTGAACAGCGCTACCTGCATCAGCTTATTCGCTTGGGCAGAGGTGATAGTCGTCATAGATACTCCATAAATAAAAAACCCACCAAAGCGGGTTGAGGTTTAAGTCAATTGGATTACTAGATTGCCTGGTCTAACAACGCCTCAATTTGGGCATCAGTCATACCGGCAAACATTGCCTGTAACTGATCTGGAGAAGCGTTAGCGGCCTGCTCCAAGGGCGAAGCTGTATGAGTTGTTGTTACGCCGAGATCTGACGGTGAGCCAGGTACTTGAGTCGCCGCAGTTGCAGCGGCTAGTTTCTCAGCAGCAATCCGTTGCACATCTGCGGTGGTCTGCGTGGCCGCAGGGGTGGTGGTGGTCGTAGCCTGCTCTTGTTGAACCGGTTCGACCGATTCACCGTAGGCAGCCTTGGTGCGTTTCGCTACTTCCGCAAAGCGCTCAGTTAAAGACTTGTCTTTCCATGCAGGGTCATTTTGCAGATTAGTATCAATGTGTACCGCCAGTGTGAAGCGGTCAGGGTCTTGATCCTGCCATGACTTCAAATCAGGTACGGCATTCATGGCATCTGCAACTGGATTACCACTCGGCTGATTGGTGGCTTGTGCTGGCTGGCCTTGTTGCAGGTAATCGATTTTCTGCACCACAGTGTCCAATACTGCCGCCATCTCAGGAAAGTTTTCACGGATGACATTGATCTGCTCAGGCGTGATCTGCGCTTTTTCAGGTAACGGTACCGGCTGCATACCCGCCGAATTAATCTGACGAGTTAAAGCAGCCAATTGGCGTTTAGCTTCAGCTAACTCAGTTGCTGTTTGCTGATTAGTACCCATTAAACGCTGTTTTTCAGTCCGCTCGGCCACCAGCACATCGTAAGGAATAACGTGCTGCCCGTCTTTGCTGAGAATACCTTTTGGCTTCTCAGTGCCTTCAGCTATTGCAGCCTGCGTGGTTGGTGTAACTTCCGTGGTTTGTGCTGTAGTCGCGCCCGGCGTCAGCTCGTCTTTCTTATCGCCCGTATTTACTACTGCATTGGTATCTTCGGTAACAGCAGCAACTGGGGTAGTCGTTACCGCTGCTGTCTGTGTTACATCAGAAATATCCACATCACCAAATCCATCGATCAGTGCTTCCAACTCTTCTGGCGTTTCATTACCTGTTAATTCAATGTCCACGTTATGACTCCTGCATGACTATTTACCGGATAGATCCGAATGAGAAAGGCGTATCGCTGCCCATGCGAATAAGCACTCTTGGATAAGAGCGCTTAGCGGCATGAACCTTGATGGTAGAAAAAGAAAAGCCCACGAATTGTGGGCAAGTAATTCAGATGAAAATCAGAGATACCAGAAAGCAAAAAGCCCCGCGGTTAGGCGAGGCTTAATTCAGTGCAATGTAGTGCATCTTTCGGAAATTTAGCGCGTATTTTGCAGGCATGCAATAGCTATAATGGTATTTGGTCAATTTGACCTTGAATGGTCTGCATCATTTCTTCATGTAACGCACCAATCTCTTCGGTCACATTCTGCATATCTTGCAGCACCTGCCCCGTTTTAGCCTGAGTATAAGCATCACTAAAGCGCTGACCATTGGCTAAATTCGTCTCACGTTCTGCCTGGGCATTAATACGTTTAGCCTCTGCCTCTAAGCGTTCAACTTTCGCTGCTAACTCACGCATTGCCAGCTCTTGCTGTTGCTGCTGTAACTGTTGTTCCTGCTGCGCCGCCTGCTGTTCTTCTGGTGTCATCTCATCCGGCGATTTTGGTGTACCCAATGCGCCACGGATCCGCTCAACAAATTCTTGTTTATTTGGAAGGTCTAACAGTTCTACCCACATATCCAACACGCTAACCTGAATCTGCGGTGGCAACCCGACAATAACTTCAGATAACCGTTGTGCCAGTTGAGATTTATAGGCTGGCGTCTGTTGAATCGGTGCCAGAGCGATATGCGCACGTAGCCGTGATACATCGTTATTCATCCGGCCAGCCTCTTCGGCGGCATTCAATACCACCTCTTTGCGCTTGCGTGGATCATCACGATTAATCACTACCGGATAATTTCGGCGCTTGGTTAACTCTTCCAGCAAATAGCACAACAATAACTGGCCCACTTGTTGGCAAGCAAACTGATAGTTATCGTTGATCTCCGCCAAGGTAGTCGCACCCTGCTCTACCAAGTTACTGATCGCCACACCACTGGATGCATTGGAGTCTTGCCCGAGGAACGCTGAGTAAACACCCAGACCATCCTGAATCAACTTCATGGATTCCTGCATAACCTGAAACTGCTGCTGTGCAACTTGAAAGTCCTGCTGGATGTTTAATGCATCTGCCGCTGTCGTCTTATTGGCACGGTTGGGATTTAGGTTAATCACCCCATCCGGGCGTTCAATTTCTTCGGCCAACTGTTTATCTGTCATGTTAGTCGCGTCCGCATCCTTAATCACTCGTTTGGCCTGCAATAGCCAGGTCAGTTTAATGCGGCGGAAATTCACTTCATCCTGTGCGGGAATGGCACGGCAGGCCAAACCATACGGTGCTCCCGTTTTATCTTTGCGATAGCCCCAGAATGGGATCAGCGGAAACATACCTTGCGGCGCTGTACATGGGCGGTCAATGATGAAATGAGGGCCGACAAACCACGACTCACGGATCCGACTGACTCGAGCCATTGTGACCTGAACCCGGTCAGTGGCCACTGCCACAGCATGCATAACGTTGTTCTTGTCATATTCTACAACGCGGCCATTGCTTAATTGCAGGATTGGCAGGCGCTGGAAGGTCCGATAGTAGATAACTTGAAGCAATACACGCTTGCGGTTGGATGTTACCCATTCGGTGCTCTCACGGCTCCACGATTGATACTCTTCATAAGCACTGATCAAATCAGATTCTTGCCCTGCGGCCAGATCGGTATCAACAAAGCCTTTCCACTCATTGAGGGAGTAATCGATAATTTGCGATTTGTCGGGGAATGTCCCTTTCACCTCATCCACATCCAGCCAACGCTTACGCATCAACCAACGGCAATCACTCAGATCCGCCTCGCGGCTGAACCAATCCCAGAACACCTCATTACGATGAACGGTAGACACTTTGAATTTATTATCGAATGGGTCACTGTTGCGGCGCACCTCAACCCACGATAGCCCGGCTTTAATTTGCTCAGCATAAGCATCGCTACGGGCCTTATTCAAACCACTTAGTCGGCAGGCATCAGCAAACTCAGCATTGACTGCTTCGGCCATCACTTCCATTTCTTCGTTAGGATCATCAGCAATCACCATTAGATCGGTGCGGGTCTTAGCCTCCATGCCCAGCACGCCGTCAATAGTCGGAGCGATAAGGTTATGTTGCGTTAACGGTTGTCCGCGTTCTCGCAGCTTTGCTACCACTTCCGGTGCAAGCTGGTCACCATCGTAATAGGCACAGGCGGTGTTGGCATTAGTTCGCCAGTCTGGCTGATGGTCAATATCCGAAGAGATATCCATCAATCGCTCAAGCGTAAAGCGGTCACGGTTTGCTGACTGAGATTGAGTAACCTCAGATTCATTAGTTGGGATATTCATCAGATAGCCATCCAGTGTTTAGGTTTAGAACGGTCAATAGGTTGGTGTTTCGGACGTGCAGGCATTCGCGCACGCATTTCTTGTGCAATGGCATAGCTCATCACCTGGTCATCAAAACAACCCGTTTGGGCATTCATGCGACCTCTTGCGTCATAAACGTAGGTGTTCAATTCATTGATGGTGCCAATCCAGCGGACTCCAGAAGCATTCTCACGAAGCAGTGATTTAAGTCCTTCAATAATGACCGGCTTGCTTTGTGCTGTAGTTAGCCAGCCAAGCTTTGGTGTTTCATCGTCATGATCACGGTCGAGATATTGCTCTGAGTAGATAGAACGGTGTGGGTAAACTTCACGTAACTTCTGTATGACTGCGTGGCCGTGGTTGTTTCGTTCTGGACCGATAAATGCCATGTTGTACCAGCGGCCAACGTGGGCTATAAGTTGGGCGAATAACTCAGCATCCAGATAGCCGAACCAGTGGGCGACCTGTTCCCCGGTAGACTTTTTCACCACATCAAATGATGATCGGTCACGATTTTCCAAGCCCTCAGCCACATCCCCACCAATGGCGTAATCTTCATCAGGGTCTGGCAACTCCCAAACTAATAAGTGATTCAGCAATGTGCGTTGAAGTTCTTCTGCATTACCTGCACGTAACGCCTGAACTTTGGTTCGTTTGCCAGTGACAGGCTCGATGTCATATACCAGCAACGGAGACTTACACTGACCTTCGGCCTGCATGACATTGATGGCGGCAAATACGCGGCGGCCAGATGTTAGAAATGCCTCAGACGGCGTGCTGGGGAATTCCTGTTTCATTTCCTCCTGCTGCTCAATCTCTTTGCGGATATACCACTGCTTTTGTTCATCGAGCAAAGTGATACCCATCGTTTGCTCAACAGCAGCAAAATACTCCTGATGGTATTTACTTAAACGCAGACCGCCAGTTGGCACTGAAGTTTGATATTTAGGATCTTGCCACCAGGCAAAGAAATGGAATTTATAATCTTGTGATGTGAGAGGTAGATTTAATTGGCCTAAATCCATTGCTCGCGTGCTCATGGTGTGGAAATCGCCGCCTACGCCTTCAGCAGTGCTTTCAATAAATACAATGCAGCCGTCTTTGATGGCGTTGAGCGTTCCCGTTCTGACCTCTTTCGCCTTGGCCGGATACTTGGCGCAAATTTTTCCATGCTCTGAAATATGTAGCCGTTGAACCGTCCCTGAGCGAAATGAGGTTGATACGCGGATCTTTGAACCATGAGCAAATTCTATATGCCCACCATTGGCACCTTCACGTCGGGTATTGATTTGAAACGTTGCGCGTAACCAAGCAGGCAAGTTATCGAACGGAATAGATATTTTGGTACTGAATATTTCCCCTGCCGCCGGTAAATCCTGAGCAATGATCCCACAGGAGAGATTTTTGTTAAAAAGCGCCTGATCTAGAAGGTAGATATCTATACCTGTTGAGAAGCCTAGTTGGCGAGCTTTTAGAATGATATTTCGATAGTGCATATTCTTGAACAACTCTCGCTGTGCAGGGCGCATGCGAAAGGTCACTAGCTCGCCATCTTCATTGACTATCTTGTATAGGTTATTCAATCGCCACCAAACATCAGATAAGTGAGCTTTGATATAGGCTATCTGTTCTGCCTCAGTCATTACGGCAATATCTGCATCGTTAAGTCTATCGTCTTGTTTCACAGCAAACCGTCCTGTCCTGAGTCCCTAACTTCCTTCACTGCTTCGCTGAGTGGTGTTGTAACTCCCTTGCCTTCTGACGTTAATTTTTGAGTCTCAGCCTCCAACTTAGAAGTGGCTGCTTTAATGCGGTAGGTATCAGCCTTTAAACGAGGTCCGTTGATGGCATCCAACTTCAATTTACTCAAACTGTTCTCTATGGATTCAATACGTCCAATGTTTCTATCCAGCGCTGATTCAGCCTTTAGCAGCTTGTCATACAGTTCTATTCGCGCTTCAACAGACTCCGCTGCCACTAAATCCTCGTGGATTTTCCGCATGGTCTTGGTAACTGATAATGCCCGCGCTCGGGTGAATATCAGTTCGTCATGAAGGTCTGAATCTGCCGCCGCCTCAAACAAATCATCTGCATTCAGATACCGCGCATAAGCGCCATGTTTTCTGGCTGCCTGATTGCCGGGAGTAAAAGCGCCAACCGGATTGGGATTACCTGCATTACCTTCTGAATGACGGTTGCCTTTGGTGAATTGCCCGTTGCCAGATCTGCCGGAGTTCGGTTTCTCGGTTGGCTCTGACTCGGGATCGCGGTCATCGTCTGTGTCCGATGATAATTTCTGTTCTTCCTCTTCCACGTCATCACTGTTTGCGCACTGTTGCGCAGTAGCATCGGATTGCGCATTGTGCGCAGTTCTACGGGGTTTCTTTTGCGCAGACTGCGCAGCACGAGGTTTGATATAGCGGCGTGCAGATTGGTAATTAAGTCCATGCTGTTCACACCATTGCTGAGCGGTAATTCCTGTAGCCGCGTTATCAGCCAGAAAGGCAGCTTGTAACGCTTCCCAATCATGCTTTGCCATAGTGTTCTATTGGTCTGTTGTGGGCCATTATTGAGCCACCTCTTGGGAAGTGACTCTGTAATGACTTAAACAGCCTGAATCCCTGTGTTCTTATCCGCACTGAGAACATCCAGGACATGCTGACCACTTAGCGCCCTCACCGGCTCCCGCAGCTCAAATGGGTAACCATCTATTTTTACGGTTTGTCCGATAGGTAATTCATACTCACCAACAGAGTTGACCGCAGTCTCATTACCTACAATGCCCCAGTCTTCAGCTAACATGTCGGTTTGGGAGGCCAACCAACCCGGCTGCATCTCACCTGTAGCAGTTTTCATGTCAATGTGGGGGTTGATGGTCACAATGCCTTGGGGAGAAACAGCCAAGGCTGCATATGGTGTTCCCTCGCAAGGCACGACATCTTTAGTCCCTGAGATAAGAATTAGAAACATGCCTTTGCCATTCCACCCTGTGCGAGCCACTTTATATCCGGCTTTCAGTGCTTGAATTGCTTGTCCGAAATTCATGATTTACTCCTGTTTGGTTGGTTGCTGTGATGGCAGACTGCGGATTAACTCTCTATCGTTATTGGCCCGGTCTAACAGGGTCAGTAACGGGTCAAGCCACAGCACTGCTTGGCGGTAAGTCATTCTGTGGGGGGAAGTGGTACCAGTAAGGGTTCCGTCAGGTTGGCCGGAATTGCGCATTGCCCTGGCACGTAGACCGTCCGTATAGTCGTACATCCGCTGAGCAGTAGAATCAGGGATATACCGATCAGCGCATTCCTCAACTTTGAGGTCTTTGCGGTTTTCAATTTGCCTTTCCTCGCTTTTGGCAGAAATGGTGACGTTATAGCTACCGGCCTGCGCAGCTATCTCATTGGAGCGCTGGAACTGAAAAGCCTGTAATGCCTGGGTGGCTTTTGATTCATCCAGATCAATTTGCAGTTGTGATAATTGCCCGGCCTTCTCAACAGCAACTTTGTGGAAATAGAAAGCGGTACCGCCAAGGCACAGGATCACCACCAGCAGAACGCTGGCAATCGCGATAATTAGTTTTGTGGACATATCAGGATCCGGGCTTAATGCCGTTTACTATGAAAAAAGCAGGGGTAATGGCATACACCAGTGATTCAGATTTCACGTAGCGTTACCAAAACAGCATGTAAATGGGTGTTATTAGCTAATTTATAAAGGTTTTATGGCATCAGACATAATTCGCGTTCGACTTCACGGCGATTGACCAACCCCTTCCAGACCTTGCCACCAGCCTTAATCCATCTACGCAGCTCATCGCACGCGCCGGAAGTGTCGCCACGGTTGAGTTTTTTCACCATGGTGGAATTGGTCATGGCAGTAATACCAACGTTGTAGCCAAATGATGCCAGGGCAGCTTTGCGAAAATCGGACATTGGAACTTTAACGATGCGGTCAATGGCGGCAAATACGGGGATCAGATCTTTGTGTAGCAAAGCATCACATTCAGCATCGCTGTAACGTTTGCTAGGGATGATATCTTTGCCAGTGTGACCATCGCAGACCGTTAGCACGCCAACTACATCACGATAAGGCATATACTCACGCCCTTCCAATCCATCGCTGCCACCCACAAGGGCAATTGCGATCGCCATAGCTCCACCAGCAACTACACCGTATATTTTCTTCATTAAAGGGGAGGACACTGCCATTATTTATCCCCCCTGATTATTGTGTACCCCTCTCGCGCTGCTTTTTCGATAGCTTTTGTCTGCCGGCGCTGCCAGTAGGCGTTCAGAAAAAAGGTAGCCACCCCGATGATAATACCGATGACAATCGCCCAATCATTCAGGGTTAAATCTTTTAATAGGTTACCCAGCTTCCCAACCAATACCAGCACCGCCCCTGTGAGATATGAGGCAAATGATGTTTTTTCAGGCATTTTCATGCTCCACCTCCCCGGTTTGGGGAAATAAAAAAGCCTGCTGGGCGAACCATGCAGGCTTTTGGGGTAGTCAGGACTGACCGGAACTGACCAATAAAAAACCGGAGCAGCTTTTAAGCATACTCCGGCATCTTTCGGAAATTTAGCGCATATATGATTCAGGGTCAATCATTGGTCAAAAGTCTTTTTCTAACTGAATTCTCTCAATTAAAACATCACCCGCATTCGACTCTTCTACATATAGCCAGTGCATGCATTCTTTAACTAACGGCACATATTGCGCAGCCCACTCCCCGGCGGGTATCTCAGCCCCTATGATGCCCATAGATTTGCGCAGATGTTCCATTGTTGGCGGTATACGGCCACTACCACCGCATTCGTTGCATGTTTCTGGATGAGGTCGCAGAGTTTTACCGGCACCATGGCAACGTGGGCATACCTGCGTTACAGATGCCTGCTGATTAGCCCATGCCCGCAATGCTCCGCGTTCTGTTTTGATTTTAGACTGAAGGGTTTTTATTTCGTCTGCCAGTAATACGATAGTGCCATCATCAAGTGCCTGGGCTTTATCTCTTTCCAGCAATTTGATTTGCTGCTGTAGCCCATCAACGACTTTTCTGGTCATTCCAGTCCGAGATCCGTAACGCCGCAGTAAAGTTGCAATTTGCTCTACCTGCGCCGGGAGATTTCTATCCAATACCATATTCAGCGCTAACTGGCAGGCAGCAATGGCTCGAGGTGGATGTGGTCGCTTATGCAGCCACACACTAATTGCGGCCCGTAAGCGTTGCTCGGCTTTACAGTCATTGCGGTATTTGGTCATCAAAATATCGAATCCGACAGGGTGTATATGCTGGCAGGTAGCAAAAGTACCTAATATCTGGTCTTTGGTCAGAACTGCACGACCTCTGCCAATGTTCAGCGATTCTATGCTAACGCAGCGCGGATCGTGCATTTTGATAAGTTGTTCAATTGCAGTGGTCATTGGTCAGTCCTGTGCTTTAAATTCACAAGACTGATTCTATAGTTCATTTCATAAATCGCAACAGTAAGCACCTGTATTGCCATATAAGAAATTAACTTTTCCCCAAAAGCAAAGTAATTGCTGGCCCGGCTAACTCTTTTACGCCTTGAGCTATAGTAACAAAGTTAGCTAGCCCTCCCATCAATGAGCCAAATTGCTTACCGATTATTCCCGACTTAATTTCTTCCTGTAAGTTCTGGTCAAACATTACCTTCCCAATTGATGCCTCTACAGCTTCCATAATTGGCCCTGCACCAGTAATTTGGTACATTTCTATCGCTTCAAGAGCTTTCTTAAGAAGGGCTAAAAGTGCGTATTGAACCCCTTTATCTAACTCACTGCTTATGATTTCTTCTCGCAGAATGAGAATTCTGTCTTTAAATTCAGCAAGTATTTCTTCATCTAAATTTTCTTCCGAATTGGATTGTTCAAAAATCATTGCGAGCATATCCAATTCGGATATTACCAGCGAATCTATAGCTTTATTAAAAGACCCCCAATCACTCTTAAGGTTTTGAGTACCAAAGGCTCTCTTCACTTGTTTATGCCAGTGGGCACTTTTTGCTCTTGTAGTTTTTAAAACATCATCTCGTATATATACAATTTTATCTGCTAACTCGGCTGTATCAGCAACCGCTCTTAAAAGATTAATTTCAGTTCCCTCGGAAACTTTCAGTATGTCAAACCAAACATCTCTGCACGGTAGACTATTATCTTGAAGGGATCCTTCCAATAAAATCTGATGTAATCTTGCAGCGGGGTTATCAATTTTTTTCATCTATTCTCGCCCATTGAATGACATTTCAAGTTGATATAATTTACTATTAGAACAGTACCTTCTGCAAAACCAAAACAGCAAATTGCGCGATATCCCACACTTGATAATCTTTGCAGCCATATAGTTTGATTTTGTGATAGTTTCCCTTCCCCCGCTTTCATCTCAATCCACAACCCCGCATACCCACCACGCGGCAGCGCCAGAAACAAATCCGGCACACCCTTCCTCAATCCTAGTCGCTTAGCATCCCTTGCTGCCTTTGGCCCGCGATTCCCCTCATTGGGGATATGGATCAGATAGTCCCCGATACAAATGCCATCAATAACAGTTTTATCTGCCCACGCAATAAGCGCGGCCTGTTCCTCGGTTTCCACCTGGTGGTTAACTTTACGAACTTTCCCGTTACGCACTTCCAGCTTTGCTGCTGTTCCGATGATGCCAATGGCATCTATGCTATTAAGCAAACTGGCCCCCTTTAGCGATTACCAGCGATTCCTCCAGCCAAATCCTAAGAGTTGCATGCAATGCCAGTAATATCGTTTCCTCAAGCTCTCCAGGCTGCCATTCATATGGTACCCGCCCATCAATAACATCATGGCAGCAGTTGCACCCAAATACGGCCCAGTAGTCATCTGACTTATACCCCATGCCATGGGTTGAACTGAGCAAATGGCAAAGTACCGTTGTTTCTGGGTTACTGTTACAGATACCGGGGATCTGGAGCGTGCAGAATTGGCCCCGCGCAGAATCGCGTAGGGCTTTGCTTCTAAATGCCGGGGACTTACTCACTTTTATCCCTTAGATCGCTCTCTGCTTTGCTGATCTGGAGGTTGATATCATTCAACTTGAATGCGGCGTTTTTAATTCTTGCCCGGCAATTAACCTCTTCACGTTTCAGTTTTTCCAAGCCTTCACGATGTTGCTTAATTTCTCCACGCAGTCCTTTAAGTTCCCAATCGACTTTTGTTTCATTTTTCGTTACTGAGTTAATCCAGTCAAATGCTTCCACAACGGCACCACACAGGCGGCAAGTAAGTTGACGCAGATGATCATCAACTAAAATTTTACTATGAGTACAGCGTCGGCTTTGGCTTGCTGCTGGCTCAGCCTTAACAAAATTCAGCATTTCTTTGATATCAGCGTCCTCATTAAATCGCTTGGTGAATGCCAATACATTGTCACTTTGATCATCATGAATATCGTTATTATCGCTCATTGGTCAGTCCTCAGTATTCCAGCAGTCGGTTAACTGCCTGTTCCATTTCATACTCGTTATCAAAGTGCTGGCCTAATGTCTCATTCCAGATAACACCGGCCACGCCTTTATAAATACGGTCAAAAACCCCCTGTTCCATATTCACGAATGCGATACTCCAACGCTGTTTCAATGTGCCACCCTCTGGGTTGGGCATCAGGTCATAGAATCCGGCTTTGATCATGACGTGGTTGAAGTAGGCTGCATCAGTCTTTACAGCCTCCCCATCAAACCTTTTCTGACGCTGCCTGATTACCCTGTCTAATACTGCTTGAGCAATAGACTTTGTAACATTCTCATAAAGTTCTGGATCTCCAGCGGCACTACCTACAGCTTTAGCCACCTCATGGGCTATCCATTCCTCTGGCGCACTAACAAAGGTCCAATCCGGTACCCAATATGAGAAACCCAGCTCCAACAATTTCCAGAATTTACGGTGATGCTTCAAGTTGCGCCGGTCGCCAATTGGACTCATTGAGATTGGAGTGCCCGCAGGCACCCCCTTCATAGTTTCCCGATCATGATCAGTGGCGTACTTGATTCCACCACCAGGTAACAAGACGCCCAGCACCTCAGTCTTTTTCTTTCTCGGGGACTTAGTTCGCTGCGCTGTTGTCATAAAACCCCCTCCGGTTCTATGAGGGATAGTCTGGTGGCATTTGGTGCCTGATCACCCCAAACGTCCCAGCCGGGCGATGAAGTGCGCGCAAACAGTTCTATGCGTCGAGCATTTTTAAATCGGCGCTCGATCTGTTCACGAAAGAAATGAGGTTTCCCCGAGTGGGTACCGGTATATTTTTCTTCATACACGGTGTATTGGTTTCGCTCAGTCTGGTTGCCACAAACTTTGCCACGGGTAAATAGCAGCAGAAATTCAGCGTCATTCATACCCCAAGGGCCGACCACACCATGACGACTGCCGGTATGTTTCTTCTTCTCCCATACTTTATCGATGCGGATAAATTTAAAGCCCCATGCAGCTCCGACAATCAACGCCTCTGATACCATAGCTCCTGTCACCCACATGAACAGCGCAGCATTTTGGCTGGCGATGCTTTTAACCTGCATGCCGCATAGTTCTGCAACTGACATTGTTGAGTAATCCAGCAGAACCCCTCTATTTGGCTTACTTCCATACTGCCAAGGCGGATCGGCATAAATAACATCGTAAAGCAGTGGCGGTAACACATCTGCAATCCGCTGACCTAGCCAGTGCATGACGTTGACAGCCATTGAATTACCAATTGCTTTATATCGAGGAGCATCTGTAACCAACTTGCCCTTATAATTAATTAAAGTATGGTTATCAGAAAATCCATTAAGCCTTTCATACTCAACCGGAAGAAGCTTTCTTACTCGGCCATCTCCTGTAACAACCAAATCTCGGGCATCTTTATAATCTCTTGCAGATAAGGTGCTACTTAAACCGTCGGCTATATAGCTGTCTGTTCTTCGGAAACGATACAGAGAGCTTCCATCAATAGTTGTGGTGCAGCGTTTGCTCCTAATAAGATCCGGCGATACCGACCCTGAGTAGCTTTCAAGCTCAAATAGTACTTTTGCGGGATTAAGGTCATTTCGAGCACTTGCGATAAGCAGGACCCGACGGCGTTGTTGGGCCACTCCGAAATATTGGGCGTCTTTGATGATCCATGCGATTGCTCTTTTGGGTCCAGACACATAACCAGCGTTCGTCCATTTTTTCCCTGATGGGACAAGTGGCTCATCTTCTCCGGCAAGTGCTGCAAGGAAACACCCGAATGCGTTGTCTTTGCTGCTGAGAACGCCCGGCACGTTTTCCCAGACGATGATTGATTCTTTTTCGCCACGTTGGCGGCGCGTGTCGTCGATTGCATCTGCTAATTCCACATATGAAAGAGTTAACTGGCCACGGGCATCTGCCAGACCATTACGCAGGCCAGCAACGCTGAACGCCTGACAAGGAGTGCCGCCTACCAGAATATCTGGGGCTTCCACACTTCCGGCTCGGACCAACTCGGCAATCTTAGTCATGTCACCAAGGTTGGTTACTGTTGGCCAGCGATGTGCCAGAACTGCTGATGGGAATGGTTCGATTTCACTAAACCATATGGGCGTCCAGCCCAAGGGCTCCCACGCAAGACTTGCGGCTTCAATACCACTACATACTGATCCGTATCTCATGCTTCGCACACCTTATCAGTAAAGTATTCGATAGCAGGAACCAGTCGATAAAACCAAACCCGCTTACCGCTATCCTCATTGCGGACAGTTCTAACCTGTTTCACCAGCCCATGACGGACAGGATTAATTTCACGCAGGCGTGCGCTTATGGCGGTCTGGGTATCACCTTCACCGGGGAACATCTGGGATAATAATTTTTCGAGATCGCGCAGGGTCCGCCAGTCAGCACCACTGGCGGCACTGATCACGCGGTTTAACTGGCTGTTTGCATCACTTAACCGACCAGCCAGACGCATAGACCTTATATCGTTGTTAATACCAACCCTTTCGGCGTTGGGTACGTGTGGCTTGATCACCATTACGCGCCCTCCCCGACCAGCACTTGGCGGGTTCCGTCTAGAGTTGGTTGTGACACAATGCCTTCAACCTGCATTCTTTCTAGCAGCCAGGCAGCACGGTTATAACCAATGCGGAGTTCACGCTGTAGCCCAGAGATTGATGCCTTGCCGCTTGTCTTGATGAACTTCACTGCTTCAGGGTAGCGATCATCATCGTCCCGTTCTGCACCGTCCAAATCTACCCATGAACTACTGGTTGCCTCTCCGCCTAATGCGGTAACCAAATCCGCAATCAAGGCAGCTAATTCACCCGTCATCAGAATGAAATCGGCATCAAATCGCTGGGCATAATCCTCACGATCGATATCGTCGTTTTGCTCCAGAAGCGTGGCACTGTATTTTACTCTCTTCAGGCTGCCATCGTCGGACAACATGAAACTAATACGTTCCCGCCACTCCAAAGCCAACTTGGTAACCAGTTTACCGGCGGCGATATGCCCACGGATCTCGTCACTGACTAAATCCTGATGTTTACTACGCAGAATGCCACCCTGTTCCAACACAGCCTTTAACTCAGCTTCTTCCTGAAGCACAAACCCAGCAGGCGCGGCACCTGAGCGCAACCATTCGGTCAGCGTCAGTTCAATTGGGGTATCAAGTGTCATAGGGATAACAGGCAGTGAACCCATGGTTTTGCGCAGTAATGCCAATGCATTTTCAGCTTTCCGCGCGCTAGCAGCATCGATGATGATTAACCCAGCCCCTGCGTTAATCCAGATGGATGTTGTAGAGTATTTGCTAAAGGCCCGTGGCAGCAGAGTCTGGATAACTTCATCTTTCAGCGAGTCTTTTTCTGTTTTTTTCAGTTTACGGTGTTGCTCTTGTTCCAAGCGTTCAACTTTACTCGCCAGCTCACGGGCGATAACCGGCGCAGGTAAATCCTTTTTTTCACACTGCAATGTGATCAGGATTTGCTTGTTAGCCACATGCGCTAGCGTGGCGCTTTCGTTACCCATTGGCGATATCCAACCAGTTTTCGCCATATCCTGGCTACCACACGGTGTAAATGCGAATTGCGCCATTTGCTCTTCCAGATTGGCGAAAGATACATCGCGGGATAGTTTGTAAATCAACACGTTCTTGAAATTAATGCTCATTGGTCAGTCCTCAGTAATTTGATTATTATGCAAACCGTGGTCGGCGGCCTGCTGCAATGACTCTCGGTGTTTACTGTCCAGAGACTCTTGTAACCTGATACTTTCATCGCGCCATCCTCTTGCCCTTTCCTCCTGATCCTGTTTAATTTTGTCTTTCAACTCGTCTAAAAAATGACGGATTTTTGTTGGTACCCCATTATCCAACTTGCCCTTATCTGATAACAACAACTGATATTTCTCAGCTTTAGGTTTGGGCAATAGTCCTGTTGTTACCGCCTGTTCAACCGTGCGTTTTACCGTTTCTTTGTCCCATCCCTCCGACACTGACCACTCCGGTGATCGGCCTGTCCCCTGTGCTGCCTTAGTCAATCGCTCATAGGCCGCAATGAAAGCCATACGCGCACCTACCTTGTCGCCTTCCTGCATAATTGGCTGAGCAATATTCCATGCCTGGGCAATTTCATTCGTCCAGACCACGGTGTTAGCCTCATCTTGCGCGGGTAATGCCAATGCCCACGCCTCATTTGCTGAGAGCCAATCTGGTTTACCGGCAATATTTTGTATATTGCGGATAATATCGGCAGGTTTTGGTGAGAATCTGCCTTGGTCTGGATCAGTAAGCCAGTTGCTAAATGCCTTGCGCACTGTGTCGATATCGTATGGCAGCAACGCATTCCAATAGAGATCGAGCACGGCTTTTGAAGCATCTTTACCATATATCGCAAGAGTGGCTTTCATGACCTCCGCGAACTCACGTCTATCAGCTACACCCTGCATACTCACCACCCATCATTGACAAAATCATCCGCAACCCGTGCATTGTGCGCCTCCAGCGCTTCCTGACGACTCATGCCGGTGTTACCAGCGCACTGATTTTGTGGCCGACTACGATTCTGCAACCATTCAAATTTCAACCCCTGCCAACCGGCGGCCATGGCTTCAGACAACGAATCATCCACAGACCATCCAACAGCAGCCGCTTTACTCAATTCCTTACCCAGCATGTTCACCACGGTCTGAGTCATTGGCGCTCGTTTTGCTTTTCGGTGTATTAGGTAGTCCTCCCAAATCTCTGGACTAACCGCCATTGGGAAAGACGAAAAATCAAATACCGAACTTTTAACAGCCTTACGCTTTCGCTTCTCTGAAGTAGTCTCTGTAGTAATCTCTGTATGATCGAAATGGGGAATCCCTTGCCCGCCAGTTAGGGAATCCCTTGCTGGCGGCTTGGGCTTTTCCTCGTTCGCCAATTGGGGTTTTCCCGTTTCCCGAAATGGGTTTTCCCCATTTGGGGAATTATCAATAGGTTGCGATAGCATTCCATCCAACCGGTCGGTATCAATCTGATAGTAAATACGGTGTTCTAACCGCTTATTAGTTTCTTTCAAAACCCCCGCTTGCTTGAGCTTTTTACGGGCTGTAAGTTGTTCCTCGTAGGTCAATCCTGTTTCAGATTCAATCTCTTCCGTAGTTTTAAAAATGCCAAACTCTGAAGTTTCTTTGCCGGTCCAATAGAAGAATTGGCAGAACAAAATGACAGCGTTTACGCTCCCAAGATAGGGAACCAGACCAGGGTAGTAAGCAATCGGTCGGCCAAATTGGTATATGAGTTCAGATGGCGTCATAGATCCCCCTACGGCTGCTTGGTATCTGAGGGACTATGTTGGCGGGAATAAAATGCCTGAGTGACACCAGACAAAGCCCCTGTGATAGCCATACGGCGGGCCTCCTGCCCGTCAATAGCCAGCTTTTTGCCCACGATATTGGCAATCAGTTCTACCGATTGTGTTGTGGTTGGCGTGATGTTAGTCATTGGGATTTCTCCTGTCTGATTGGAAGCTCAGGCAGCCATTCGGGTACCGGCAGCCCGGCGAGTTTTAATTCGGCATGGACGTGAGCCAGCATTTCTGGAGCCTCGGCAAACATCGCCAAAAATCCACGAATTGCGGCCACATTAGTTTCTACTGCGGGGTTTGATTCCAGCGCGTTGGCGGTGCTTTTTATGGCCACTGCCTCGCTTTCTGTCCATCTGGTCTTAATCTGATCTTCACGCACGGTATGGAACGGTAAACCGTTCTTTCCCACTTTTTTACGGGATAGCAATTCCCGCCGAACGTCAGAGGCTATCGCAGCCCCTGCCGTTATACCGGCAGGTTGGTAAATTGTGGTCATTGGTCAGTCCTCTATCTTTACTGATGAGCTGGTTTGGTCAGAACCAGACTGAGATTTTCCGGGTTACGGCCATAGTCGGCCGGGTTATAGGTGTATGGGATGTCCGTAGACATATGACAAAGCAAAGCAACCTTTTCAGGTAGCCCACGTTTACGGTAGGTTTTAATTGCTTCATATGAGCACTCAAGGGCTTTCGCCGCCTGATAAGGACTACTGAAATGGTTAATTACCTGTTCAGCAGCTTTAATGCGTTCATTTAGCGAATTAGTCTTAGTGCAATTCATCGCAGATTCTCACCTCTAAATTCAAGGGTAGAATTATACCCATAAAGGTGAATATATACCGAAACTTTACCGAGCGCAAAGTTTACTAAAGTTGAGTTACTTTTATACCTATGAATACATATAGCACTTTCGGTGAACGCCTTTTGGCAAGGCGCGAGGAACTAGGCATGACGCAGGAAGATCTTGCGGCAAAGGCTGGAATCACTCGTATGGCAATAAGCAAAATTGAGCTTGGGATGACACAAAAACCCCGGGCGGATAATCTGTTTGCGTTAGCTAAAGCCTTACAGTTAAATCCAAACTGGTTAGTTTCAGGAAAAGGAGAAAAAGAGGCTAGTAATCAGGCCGCTATGAAAATCGATAACGCCTCGCCGATTGACATACTCACCAGAGAGGTTCCATTGATTAGCTGGGTACAAGCTGGAGCATTTACTGAAGTAACTCTGCTGCCACGGGATGAGTATGTTTATTATCCCTGCCCAGTTGTATGTAGCCCCGAAAGTTTCGCTTTACGCATAGAAGGCGAATCGATGCTGCCTCGATTTGAGCCGGACGACATTATTTATGTTGACCCAGAATTAATCGATCCACCGAGCGGAAAATATGTTATTGCTCGTATGGAAGGCAGTGCTGAAGCCACATTTAAACAGCTACAAATCCTTGATAATCAACGCTATCTTAAAGCATTGAATCCAGACTATCCGTCTGATGCTAGATTTTTAAAAGTAAACGGTAATTGTGAGATTATCGGCACAGTGGTGTGCCACGTAAAACCAGTATAAGGATATGAAATGATTGTTAATCATCCTATTTCGAAAGAGGATAAATTAAGCTGGTTGGCAAAATTAGGTAGTGGGCAACTTGGTGTTGCTAAGACTTATCTCCACTTCCTCCTCGCTATTATTTTTATCTCTGCGGTTACTTTCTTTGCAGTGTTTGCTGACTGGAATTTCTGGGTCATTGTTCTGGCGATAGTGCTTTATGCAATTTATATATTGAATGTCGGTCAAGGTCTATGGCGCTCATCTAAAATCCTTAATAACAAAGCCTTCAGGATCTTGACTAAGTGTGTGTCTGTATTCGCTTATTTCTGCGGTATATCCGCTTTTATAAGAGTGGCTAACCTCGTACTTCTATATCTTCAGCTTCAGCCGTAACCCCCAGAGTTCAAACCACCCAACCGGCAAATGCCGGTTTTTTTTGTTTCAAATTCAATCCAATACATTAATTACCGAAACTTATCGATCTTTTGGTTGCAAAAGTACCGGTATAGTTATACCTTTTAGGCATCCCGCAAGGATATGCTCTTTAACAAACAGGTTAAGTGACACTAAACGGTCCGCGTGTACCGGTCACGGCTCAGCTAAACCACGAATCACCCACAATTGAGGAAAAAATCATGAAGTGGACTTACCCTGCCTCTGTCAGTGTGAGGAGGTAGGTATAAGATCACTGATAACGGTGTTTACATGAATAAACCTAGCCTAGATATACAACTACAAATAAAGGAACTACTGGAAAAATATCCGAGCTTTACTTTCCAGCAACTCAATAATTGGCTGAATAAAGACGGTCTTATGCTGTCAATTCGTACTATTGAAGAAAGTAAAAAACTAACGGGTGCTGATATAACGATGAGTAACTCGGCTCCCTGTAGGAAGAACCTCAAAAGCAATCTCCAATAATGGTTCTTCTGGAGTAGTGTTTGCCAGCGATGCATAAAATGCTCTTCTCTCTAGTGGCATATTTCTTACCAGCTTTTCGGCATGTGTACTGATTTCAAATATCCCGCACTCGACACATTTGTAAGCTATGTAGTTAGAAGAATCGGTGAACACATAGCTTCCAGCGCTATCACATAGCGGGCAAGTAGATTCAAATCTTTCTTTCATACAAAAATCCTTACTTGTTGTGGTGACAGCAAGGATAGCACGCGCCGGGCGTGGATAAATATCCCGGCATAAACCAACTGAGGACTGACCAATGGCCACAACATCTCGTCAAAAGCGTATGGCAAAAAAACGCAATGCCCATATCCAGGCACTGGCAAAGCGTGAAAGTAACCGAGTTGAAAAAGCAGTATTAGTTTTGGTGCGGTGCAAACCGATGCCAGATATGCCAGCCGTACCCAGCAAGCCCAGAACTTCTGCAGATCCAGAGAAACGGATTGCAGCAGTTGCCCGCCAGAAGATGCGTGGTTGCAGTAAGTTACCTCGCGGGGTGCGTTAAGCATTAATTAGCAGGAAAGCAAAATAAACCATCGGAGCTACAGCTTAGGCTGTGGCTCTTTTTTTTTACCTAAAAGGAACCAATATGAGCAATTTACCAGCAATTAGTATGAAGCAGATTGAATCTTCCCAGATCCACAGCATCGGCCATGACCCAGTTAGCAACACTCTGGCGATTCGTTTTAAGTCGAAGGGTGAACCGGCAGCCCTGTATCACTACCAGAATGTGTCCGCTGATGATTACGCGGCATTCTCCGGCGCTGAATCAATTGGTTCCCACTTCTACCGCAATATAAAGCCAGATACAGATCGCTACCCATTCCAACGCATTAATGAAAAGAAAGACGGCGAATAAGTGGCTTTACCGCTGCCTCTGTTCGCAGGGGCTTCGGCAACACTCCTTACCGTGAGGTGCATCGTGAATGAATACAACTATCAGCGAATGGTTGAGCAATCGCTGGAACAGTATGACCGCCTATTAATTTCGGATCCTGATGAGCAAGAGGAATTAGGCAAGAGGATTGAGTTTTTACGCCGTCATTCAAAAATGCTCGGCGCTTTTAAAACCGCTGTCAAAAATGGCTGCTTTATTGCGGGTGCAAGTACCCATTACCTTGCAGCACTTACCGAAACAACCGCTATGGAACTCTATCTGGATGAGGTGCAGGAGGAAATATTTCTCCGTGTTGCCAAAGCAGAAAGAGCCATGGAGTTAGATGCAACACAAAGCACCCTCATAGACTAGGAATAATAATCGCGATAATTATTTGATAGCCTTTTCAATAAAAATTGCTCTGCAATTAGCAAGGAATTCATTCTTTGTTGCTATTGGATCTGCTTTAATCTCAGCCCCTATTTCTGGGTTAGCCTTAGCCTGATTCAATATCGATCTTAAATAGTAATAAGCCGATTTATTAAATTCAGCATCAGCAGATTTTCCTATTTTTTTATTGAAATCATCCCAAACGCTAACGCCTGCGGCGATAGCAAGCTCGTCTGATTTTCCTTCACTGAAATAAGCTTTTAGTGTTTGAAAACCGGCAAGGCAGTTTGTATCTAATATCGTTAGAGTCTTATACCAAGATGCCTCTGATTCTTTGCCTTCACATCCAGTCAGACGATACTCACTTTTCTCATTCTTAGAAAGATCTGAACTCACGTAGATAGTTTTGTGTTGAGTATAAGCAAAGGGAATGAAATCAGCCTCTTGACTATTTTCCCCTGTAATACGGACCTTACCACAAACAAACGTTTCGCCGGTAGAGTTGGTTACTTCAGTGATTGACCGATATTCCACTGTTTTCGGGTTCTGCATGCCTTCACGCATCACCTTTTCCATGGCTGGAATATCTACAGCAAATGCTGATGGAATACTAAGAATTGATGCTAATAAAACTACAAGTTGTCTTTTCATACCTTTTCTTACTTATCCATATCCTAAAAGAGAAAAGCCCCAGCGATTAAGCCGGGGCTATCCCAGGAATGCGGGACCAACCGCAAACCTACTGAGGACTGAACAATAACCACGAGGATTATTATCAGCGTGGTTGAGTGACCAAACCCAACCATGGGAAAGCATACCATGACTATTGAATTCATCAAGAAACTCCAATACCGCCACCGCGTTACCGGCGACGACTTCAACCTGTATCCCCGCCAATCTGGCCTGAAATTCTTCTTCGCCTGTGTTTTAGGCGCGTTCATGTTTCTGGCTATCGCTGTCAAAATCTGAGGGCTGACCAATGACCACCCAAGCAGTAACAACCAGTAATCTCCCGCCCGCCGTGGTTGGGTTGAATATTGACGAACCAACGTGGAACGCGCTGAAAAACAGTATTTACCCTGGCGCTAAAGATGATTCAGTCATCATGGCGGTGAGTTATTGCCGCGCCCGCCAGTTAGATCCGCTGATGAAACCCGTTCATTTAGTTCCTATGAGCGTGAAAGATGCGGTAAGTGGTAAATATGAAATGCGTGATGTGGTGATGCCAGGTGTTGGGCTCTATCGCATACAGGCAGACCGCTCTGGTAACTATGCAGGTGCACAGGAACCCGAATTTGGCCCTGACCTCACACAAGTTTTTAACGGAGTAGAAATTACTTTCCCTCAGTGGTGCAAATACACCCTGAGCAAACTCATGCCTAACGGCACTATCGTGGAGTTCAGTGCGAAGGAATATTGGCTGGAAAACTATGCCACCGCGGGCCGCGATACTCAGGCACCCAATGCCATGTGGAAAAAACGGCCCTATGGGCAACTCGCCAAATGCTTTGATGATGAAACTGAAATACTCACTGATGAAGGGTTTCAGCTATTTTCTAAAGTAACAGGGAAAATATTACAAGTAACAACTAATGGTTTGGAATCATCCTCTGCAATTCCATTTGTGCAGCCTTATAGCGGCTCAATGGTAACAGCGAATGGTAGTCGCTTGAATTTTAGCGTAACACCAAATCACGATATGTTAACGAACAACGGAAAAGTAGAGGCAGCAACACTATACCAAAAAGCTACGACAGATAGTTCTAAGTGGGCAATTCCGAGATCTGTTGTTTCAAATCGTCCTGATGCGAATATTAGTGATCAACTTTTATACTTAGTTGGGTACCTATTAGCCGATGGCTACCACTCTGGATACCATCAAATCAGGGTTTCCGTATCTAGGCTCTATAAAATAGAAGCTTTATTTTCTTTGGGATTGCATAGCAAAGTATCAGTAAAAAAAGACGCTGGCAGAGAGGCTGTGACCGGCAAAAGAATCATTAAAACCATCAGGGATAAGAAGAGTTTTACGTATGATTTTAGCTTAGTGTCAAAATATATGACGGCCGATAAGCGTGTTCATCCTGAATGGATTTTATCATTATCATCTCGGCAGGCAAAAATTGTTGTTGATTCCCTTTTAGAATTTGATGGATCTCACAATGGCTCTGTACGCCGCTTACATCAACGAAATACCAATGTCATATCTGCATTTGAGTTATTAGCCATTCAAGCTGGTTATTCAATAAGTAGCCCTTCCGTACAAAAAAGCGATATTGGCTCGTGCTCATTATTCACCCTTTCTGAAACAACCACTTCACCAGTAGTGAAAGGCCTCAGTAAAAACTCATCATCATTAGTAATAACTCAAAACACCTCCGGCAAAGTATGGTGCGTAACAGTACCATCAGGTGTCATTGTTGTGCGTCGCCACGGGTTATCTATGCTCTGCGGTAATTGCGCCGAAGCCCAGGCATTGCGTAAAGGTTGGCCGGAAATTGGTCAGCAGCCAACAGCAGAGGAAATGGAAGGTAAAAGTCTTGATGTGAATGAAGGTAAAGAACACAGCCAAGGCAGCCAGCAACCAAGCCAGCCGCAGGCACTACCAGAATACAGCGCGGAACAATTTCAACGCGCACTTGCTGACTGGACAACGCTGATCAACAAGGGCAAGAAAACCGCCGCGCAAATCATCAACACTATCGAAAGCAAATACACCCTCACCTCGGCACAAATCAAAACTATCGAACATCTGGAGGCAGAAGATGCAAATCATTAATGTCCAGCAAGGCACGCCGGAATGGCACGCCTTACGCAGTCGCCATTTCACTGCCAGCGAAGCCCCGGTAATGATGGCAGCCTCCAGTAAAATGCGCCGCGATGAATTGCTGAACATGAAGGCCACCGGCTCGGAACGGGAAATCAGCGATTGGGTACAAACCAACTTGTTCGATAAAGGCCATGCGCAAGAAGCCACAGCGCGGGTCATCGTAGAATCCATGATCGGTACCGAATTATTCCCAGCAACCGCCATCGATGATGATGGCTATTTGTTGGCTTCCTTTGATGGCATGACCATGATGGAAGATGTGTTGTTTGAACACAAAATGTGGAATGCCACACTGGCGCTGGCGGTGAAAAATAAAGACTTGCCGCCAGAGTATTACTGGCAGTTAGAACAGCAACTTTTAGTGAGTGAGTCCGAAAAGGTCATTTTTGTGGTATCAGATGGCACTGAGGATAACTTTGTGTGGATGGAGTATTTACCGGTACCTGGTCGCCGTGAAGCTTTGATGGCGGGTTGGCAGCAATTTGAACAGGATTTGAACGGTTACACAGCCCCTGAGATAAAAGACATACCGCAAGGTAAAGCCTTAATGCGCCTCCCTGCCCTATTGGTGGAGATAGAGGGCGCGGTAAAAGAATCAAACCTGACTGTTTACCAGAATCAAGCGTTGGCCTTTATTCAATCCATCAACACTAATCTGGTGACCGATCAGGACTTCGCTGACGCAGAAGAAACCGTTAAGTTCTGTGAAAAAGCAGAGAAAGAGCTGGATCTGATTAAACAGCAGGCACTGTCTAAGACTGAGCAGATTGATCTACTTTTCCGCACCATTGATACCTTGCGCGATGAAATGCGAAACAAACGGCTAGACCTATCAAAACTCGTTAAGTTGCGCAAAGAAGCTATTCGCCTTGAAATACTGAATAAGGTAAAAGCCGCTCTTGCTGAGCACATTGCCGGTATCAATAAACAGTTGGCTATTGTCACTCTACCTACTATCCCGGCTGATTTTGCCACTGCTATCAAAGGCAAGAAAACCCTCACCTCTTTGCAGAGTGCAGCCAACGATGAACTGGCCCGCGCCAAGATTGCCGCTAATCAATTAGGTGAAAAATATCAGGCCAATTTAGCGCTATTTGCTGATATTGAACCGGCTTATAAAAATCTGTTCGCTGACATCAACCAGATAATTGCCCTTGAGCACGAACATCTGGCGCTGATGATTGATCAACGCATTACCAGGCAAAAACAGATTGAGGAACAGCACAGACAGCAGGAAGCATTGCGGCTTGATGAATTGAAAAAACAACAACAGGCAGCGCCAGTGGCCACTACAGAAACAGTCGCCGCAAGTACGGATACAACAGTCCATCATTCGTTACACCCTGCGGGATCGGTTAACTTTCCTAAACAACTGGGCGGATCGGTAAATACGCTACTAACAGACAAGCCAGCTAATTGGATTGCCCAAATTGATGCTGATTTAGTGGCGGCAGGAATTGAGCTTACTACTGAAACAGTTAACCGCCTGTACAACGCGGTAAAAGCTGGCCGGATCCGCTATTTCTCTATCACGCAATAACCTTTCATAACCTGCCCCGGCAGGCATTCCACAGGTAACCCATCATGACCACACAGGCCACAACTGCCAGTGTGCTGGAGTCATCTCTGCGTCCAGTTCGGGCGCAGTTAGACCTTGCCATTGAGCAGACTACCGGCACCGCACAGCGCTCTATAGAGAGCGCGACTGTTTTACTCAACCAAGCACAGTCCCTATGTATTGAACAACTCAACATCGAGACTGACGAGTACAACCTTTTATTCGACCGTTTAGAAAAAACTGAAAACGACCTAACCACGAAATCCTTGGCGTTAACACAAGTGCAGGAACGCATAGAAAATGCAGACCTGTTAGTCGCTGAAGCCAATGCGCAGCGAGACAGCATTTCAGCCAAATACAATATTTCACTTTCAGACCAACGCGTGTTGGCTACTGAGGTGAATCGGTTGAAGTCACTGAATCCTGAAAAAATGAAAATCCAGATCGTTCGCCTCAAAGATGATTTGGAGAGCAAGCGCACGCTGTTAAACCAGCAACTAACAGAGATCCGGCGATACAAAAAAGAGGTGGCAGAAAAAACCAGCAAACTGGCTGTCATGGTCAATGTTAATGACCAATTGAATAATGCCGTTTCTGACCTCACCAACCGGATCCAGCGTATGGATGGTGACGTCGAGCCAACCTACTATCGTGGCAATGATGGTATTGAGTTTTACTTTTATACCTTCCAGTGGGGACTGAAACTGCGCTCAGGTGATTACGATATGCAGCTCATTAACGATATTGACTGGCATATCGAAATTCGCTCCACCAGCGGCATTGGCCTGATCGTCTCTGTCAACGAGTGGGCATTACCCGTCTATCCCATGGTTGATGATTTCAAACAGAACTGGCCGGATGGCCTGACCCCAGCGGTTACCCAGCGTATTCGAGATCTGCTTGAGCCTACTCACCCACACTTAGTTAAGCGGGCTGAGTGGGCAGAAACCGTGCTTACCGAAACCCTGCCGTTGAAAGATCAGCATTTAGAGCTGCTGGCCCGTTCTGGGATCCATTCGTTATTTGATGTTGTCCGTCGAACGCCGGATATGTTGGCTAATGCCGTCAAAGGCTTTGGGATCGCCAGCGCCCGCCAGGTACATGCTCAATGCACCCGAATCGTAAAAGAGTGGGAATTAGAGCAGAAACAGAAGGAAGCCGCATGATGGATGAGGAACTGAACCAGAGTACCGGCAACTACTTTAAAGAAGATGACCGGGGAGACTATACCGCTCGTATCATCTGGCTAATGCGCTGTCGCGCTGAAATCCGCAGCGGTAACCCCTACCGGCCAATACCGAAGCCGATTTATCCCAATGATGAACGATGGCGCGGCTTATCTCAGGCAGATACGGTTGATATCGGTATTCGTAAGCGCTACTCATTGGAAGTTTTGCTGGCTATCTATCAGTTTCACCGCGCTGGCCACAATGAAAATTTGATTGCCAGCAGTACCGGTATCCCGGTGACCACTATCCGCAAAATGTTGGAACATAAAACTCAGAATCAGCGCAAAGCATGGCAATTGGCCTACCAGCTTCGCATTCCCTCCAAAAGAGACATTATCAACCGGTTAATTCGGGAGGTTTAACCATATCCGACCGTAGCATTCGATAGCAGTATCACTAAAACATAGCCCCTTACCACCCTAGACCAAACGACCATAATAGGGCGTAACATCTTTGCGCCCTTTCCTACTGAGGAAAGACCAATGACCAAACTACTGACATTAGAAGAATGGGCGGAAGAAACCTACCGCAGCAAGCAACCAACCCCCCAGACACTCCAGCGCTGGGCGCGAGGAGGCAATATTTACCCTGCTCCTGAAAAACATGGGCGCGAGTATCGGGTACAGCCAGGTGCGATTTATATTCAGCCTAAAAGCTATCGACTGGCAAAAGAAATACTTAAAACATCCCCCAGTACAAGTTCATCACTGATAGAGAGAATTAATCATGGCATCAAGGCCAAAACGATATGATGCCAACTTACCCAAAAATCTGACATATCGGCGATATTACAAATCTTATTACTGGCGAAATCCACTTACTGGAAAAGAGATCCCTCTGGGACAAATTGCCCGGAGGGATGCCATCTCTCAGGCCATTCAGGCTAACAACTATATTGAATCAAACTTTCAGCCAGTAGCCCTGCTTGAACGATTACAAGCCCCTGCCCCAACTCCTGCGGCTAAAGCCGAGATTAATACCGTAGCGAGCTGGCTAAAGCGCTATTCAGAACTATTAAAGCGTCGCGAACTGGCTGAGAACACCATGAAAATGAGAGTCCTGCAAATCGGATATATTAAGCAAAAATTTGGAGAGAGGCCGATCGAGACTGTGACCACCAAGCATATTGCTGATTTTATTAATACCTATGTCGATAATGGTAAAAGTTCGATGGCGGTAAATCTACGTTCTGTTTTGTCTGATGTTTTTCGCGAAGCAATAGCTGATGGTTTAATTAGCAGCAATCCAGTGGAAGCAACACGCACGCCATCACCAAAAGTTAAGCGGGAGCGACTTGACTATGCCGCCTTTTGCAAAATTTATGAGGCTGCGGGCCAACAACGGAACTGGGTTCAACTCAGCCTGGCTCTGGCGCTGATTACCGGCCAACGCCGTGACGATGTGCGGCAATTAAAAAGAAGCGATGTGCATGACGGCAAACTTTGGATAGTCCAGAGTAAAACCAAGATGCAGATTGCGATATCACTATCATTACGGCTGGAAATAATGAATACCACGGTTGGGGAAATTATAGAAAAGTGCCTGAATAACAGTAAAAGTGAATATCTCATCAGCTCGCCAAGTAAAAATTCAGGCAGAGAACCGGGGGCATTAAATGCCGACTCACTCACTAAAGCATTTGTTAAAGCACTGAAAGCAACCGATCTGGTTTATGAAATATCCCCTCCCAGCTTTCACGAGATCCGCAGCCTAGCATCGCGGCTATATGAAGCAGAATACGGTAAGGAATTTGCACAGAAATTGCTTGGACACAAATCGATGAAAATGACGAATGTATACCTGGATTCACGTAAAAATGAGTGGGTTGAGATTTAGGCCGAGTATAGGATTTCGTGGAAATTTCGTTTATTTTCGTTTGTTTTAGAAAAAATTATTTAAAATCAATAGGTTAAAAAGAGACCGAATACGATTCCTATATTCGGTCTAGGGAAATGGCTCTTGGGAGAGAGCCGTGCGCTAAAAGTTGGCATTAACATAGGCTTATTCAGCCGTACTTCTTAAGCGTAGTCGAGTACATGTGTTTAGCCAACTTGACAGTAGAAGTAATTAATTGCGGTTGTAAATTAATTTTGGTGATAAAAGCGCAACCTCAAGGCAACAAAAGTAATCATTTGTTAATTATAGGTTAATGCCCGTAGGCACCAAGAGAGCCAAGCTTACTGCTGACATAATGTCATGGCGCGCTGCTGGAAGGGTTCTAAACTCATCTTGAGACCCGGGTTTGCATTGTCATCCAGTAGCAAAACATCTAGCGGTTTGGCCAATACATGCCCGGACTTCATCTGTTCGGTCGCTATCTCGTTTAGGGGATATTGCGCTAACGTACTCGGGTTAATCACAAACAAAGCATTACCGGTACGGCATTCTAGCATCACCTCTTCCCGGTTAAATGCCCACTGCTTACCAAACTCAAACTTACTGACAGTGATGATCTTCCCGGCAGCCATAGCATTAGCTGATAGCATCAGTAACGTTAACGTCAGCACAAAACCCTTCAT